CCTGCCTTCCTAAGAGTGGAATGCCTATGCCCTTACTATACCAGTAAGGAGAGGCATGTCAAATGCCTTTACAATATATCTTTAGATAATCGGGGAGATGATACTGATATGAACTTTCTCTGTCAGTCCAAGATCCCACTTTACCATAACATGATCTTTGTCGGCAATGCGAGTGACAGTACCAAGCCATTCGCTTGTCATTCCATCAAAGACTTCAACAAAACGAATACGGCTATTGACCTTGAGGATTTTCTCTTTGAGCATTTTGCCTCCCTAGTCGATAGACACATTGTATCAGATGGGGCCAGAAGGATTTGAACCTTCAACCTCGGGATTAAAAGTCCCTTGCTCTACCGTTGAGCTATAGCCCCAAATACTCCTAAAGAGAATCGAACTCTTCTTCCAGCCTTGAAAGGGCTGTGTCCTAGCCGCTAGACGATAGGAGCTTATGCATGCATCCTACACTACTTCTGTCTGTCTGTCAAGCTCTCTACTCAGCTTGCGAGGACTGTTCATCCACCTCTGAGGCTCAATGTTGCTAAACCAATCCTGAATGGATGGAATGAAACCACAATCCTCTATACAATGCTGCTCCCCAATCAAACGAGTAGGGATGTGCTTTCCTGCACTATTGAGGATGGTATGACCAAACACGCGCTCTGACTCAAAGATGCCCTGAGCATGATGACGTAGTGCGCGGTGCCTGAAGTCTGCATACATCTCTTTAGACGCATCGAACCAGTCATGGAGAGCCTGATAGTCCTCAGGCTCTCCACCATACCTCTTCGCACTAGAGACAGCATGATGATACGGATTAGACACTAGAAGCTCTCCTCAATGTCAGACCACTCCTGAACACTCTCCTGTGCAGTGATCTTAGCAAGATTTTCGGAAACGTCAAGGATGGCGGTACCCTCAACATAGTAGTCACCAGCGAAAGTGTAATACTTGCCATAGACGATGTTCTCAAAGCTACTACGGAAGTTGATATTATCAAGTACCTCTGCATCAAGATCAGACAGAGGAACGAACTTCTGATTCTGGAACTCCGCGTCCACGGCCTGATTAGGAAGCCAGACACCCTGAGTGACGGTCTGATTCTCATAGCAACTACAAACCCAGGGAGCATCTGGAATGTCGATAATGTTGCCTTCAAGATCAGTAGCCTGCATGTAGTCGATGCCACCCTCGTCATTACCGCCAGAGAAGTGAATCTCAATACGGTTGATGCCGCGCTTGGTCATACCATCGAATGCTGCCTGCTTATCAAAAGTATCGCTCATGATTCTCCTTTGGGGAAAGAGGGGAGTGGGTCTAAGCCCACTCCCCAACTATAGCAGAGGGTCTAGACCTCCGCAACCTCTGCAGCCTTGTGGCTCCAACCCTTGGGATGCTCGCGCTTGCCCTTGTAGACGACCTTGGTGTCCTTGGCGATAGCTGCCTTGACATCCTCAAGGCTCATGCCGTGGTTGTTGGCGAGTGCCATGAGAGCCTCGTCCTTGCTGGTTCCGGTGAAGAACTCACGGGTAGACTTCTCGCGCTCAGAGATGGGTGCATCCTGACGAACGGGGCGTCCACGACCGATGACGATGGCCTCATGCTTCTTCTGAACAAGATTGTACCAAGTAGCGATCTGCATATGACTCCTCTATGGGGAGCGATCATTTCGCCCCGATGACAGCACTATATCAGATACGCAATAGTCGTCAATGCAAATATTGTAAACGCTAGGTATGAAGATAGTATGAAAAAGGAAGGAGCCAGGGGGATCAGCCCTGGCCCCTCATTGGTAGTTCCTTTAGGGAAACACCTCATCTAAATGATACGCGCAACATTGACGGGTCGCTACTCAGGGGTTCGTTACGAGACTCAGGGACGAGGTGGCCTAGGACAACGTATGAGTGTGGTAAGAGGAACATGAAGTAGGATGCATCGTGTGATTGCCGATACAGATTTAGACCTTTGTGATACAGTTGTGTTCCGTTTAGTAGGCATCTGCCTCTATAACCATCGCATCCATGCAATGACGGGCCTCTTGAAATCCCCGCTCACAACTTCAACACTCACTACTCTACATGAGACTCGCATTGCTGTCAAGTGCCATGTAGTTGGCTCAGAGGCTCATCACTTCACCTCCTTGCCCTACCTATCTTACAGACAGCCCAGACGCTTGTCAAGTAGACCTGCTAATGGAACCTGGGATATCTATTACGAGATTTAGTTGCGGATTAGTTCGATGCTGATATAGTTGGGGCATGGACATGAACCTCACCAAAATCAGGATCGTGGAACAAAACCTCTCCAAGAGAAAGTCAGAACTAGCTTACTCTGCCAATAAAGATCAAACTAAAAGGCAGATCTCTATACTAGAAAACATGCTGAAGGATCTTCATATGAGGTTGGCCCGCTCAGAGTCGAACTGAGAACCCATCGATTATGAGTCGATTGCTCTAACCATTGAGCTACGGGCCAGCTCCCCCAGCTGGATTTGAACCAGCAACCCTTCGATTAACAGTCGAATGCTCTACCATTGAGCTACAGGGGAATAATATATCATCGTAGCATTGATGCTGGGTGATGTCAATGGGGAGTTTTTTATCAGATTTAGATGAATTTGGCTTGTTTAAAGCAAAAACTGCCTTAAGAAAAAGGCAAGTGTCCAATCTGATGAATTAATACGAAAACCTGATTTGGCTTGGAAAGGTTATCTGCCCCCTGAGTTTTCCTTATAGGAAAAATCGTCAAGTGTCCTTTGGGGGCGATTAAATGCCTTTAGAGAATCCCTTTAGAGATTATCCTTTACGCCTGTTAATAGACACGGCTAAGTATATCATGATGCCTATATAGGCAACAAGGAGAGGGGCAAAGACTATTTGGTCCCATCTTGCAATATGATGCCTTAAAGAAAAGGCGATATATATCCCGTATAGAGATAATACTATACTAAATAGGAATAATTTGGCTTGTTTGCGTGATATATTCATGATTTATCTTTTAGTTTGAGATTTGAGAATGGAAAAAAGTGGGCTAGTTTTTGTATGTTTTGACTATGTTTTGAGTTGTTTTGAGTTGTTTTGATTATGTTTTGAGTTGTTTTGACTATGTTTTGAATATCTTTTATATCTCTTTAAAGAATCTCTTTAGAAATTCCCTCTTAAGATAATCTCTCTAAAGATTCCCCTTAAGATAAAAGGTCTTAAGAAAAAGATCTTTATGTTCTGCCGAATGTCTGGATGATTGTCTGTATTATTCTCTGTCTATAGTGTTAGCTGAAGAATGTGTGGCGATTTTCTTTTATTCATGCGTATTTGAGTCATGTTCTTTATATATATTTTTGATTGTTTTGGATTGCTTTTTTAATTGCTTGTCTCGGACACTACCACATACTACCAAACTATCCTCAATCATACCACAAGATGCCCTCTAGGGCAAGTTCTCATGGCGTTTTTTCATTTTGTGTAAAGTGAAGTGTCCTCTTAATCCCGCCAGCTATTATAGACATCCTCAAGACCCTCAAGAAAACTGGTTGTGCTGGTTGAGTCGTCATGCTCTCTTTGAGCAGCCAGAAGGAAGCCGACAGAGTTACTATCTCCAACAGAAATGCCAAGTACGTCAGCCATATTAGATTCTTTCATTGCGTCCCTGATGCCAAGACCTTCCCAGACAGGGTTGTACTTGTCGTCAGGAATGAGACAACCTACGGCACATCTTACAGGTGAGAGAGGATCGCTGTCAAGGCGATAAAGGCAGTTAATGCCAGTTTTGCCAAGGACAGCATCTGGCTTGGAGAAGTGATCCTTCATCTGATTATACATTTCATCGATAGTCATTATATACCTCCTCTAGTCTATTAAGGAAATCTTTTACAGTAGAAGCTTCATCATGGGCAAGACGATCATGAATCGGTTGGACTACTGCAAGGAATTTGTGAGCCTCACTATCCTGAGTAACACCAATGGCTGCGCCAAAATCAGGGCGATGCTTGATCAGAGCGTCCACTCCAGCCCTCTCCCAAGCAGAATTATACAGATCATCTGGGATCAAGCAACCTACAACGCATCTTACAGGAGAAGAGGGGTCATTGTCAAGGCGATATACACAGTTACCATCTTTGCCCCTGTCTTTCATGGCAAAAACAGCATCTGGACGAGAGAAATATTCTTTGATCTGATTGTATATTTCATCGATAGTCATTTAGTTAATCCTTGTGCCGATTATATGAGTCTTTTAGCTTATCCAAGAAGTAGTCTACACTGTGTGAACCATCATGGTCATACTGAGCTTCTTTAAGGAAGTTAAAAGACTTATCATCTTTTTTAATATTAAGGATTGGGCCAAAATTATTAAATTCTGTGAATAGATCGTAGACGCTATTGCCTTCCCAATTGGGATCATACATATCATCTGGGATCAGACAGCCTACAGCACACCTTGCAGCAGACTCTGGATCTTTGTCCATGCGATAGTAGCACACTCCACCATGATCTGGGGCTGACTTGGCAAGGACAGCACCGGGCTTGGAGAAGTGATCCTTGATCTGATTGTATATTTCGTCAACAGTCATTTAGTCTCCTTTGCGTACATCATACCACTAGCAAGACGGGGAGTGACATACTCATCAAAAGTCCAACCGTTGCGATCTACTCCTGTAATGTACACGATAAGGCGACCATCGTCCCCTGTAGCCTCACCTACGGCCTCGTAGTTGGACGGAAGGTAGGCAGCAACCTCCTTGGTGCTTCTCGCTCCATGAACGGCTCCTGAGCGCTTCTGGCCTTTAATCTGTTCAATGGTCATCCGTTCCTCCTTCATCGCAACACATCTTTTACAGTAGCACATCGACTACTGTACCACAAGCTATATCGAAAGTCTCCATATTGTTATCGCTTTTATATACGATAAGCTCATCACTTACAAAGTAGTCGATCTCAGTCCTAATGTCAAATGCCCACCATCCTGAATCAGCTTGATTGCAGGAAGCATCAGAATTTATACGGGCATCAATTGCCAGAACAACCCTCTGCTTGTTATCAAAAGAGGCAATAACCTGATTTCCTGTATCAATATCCACTTTAGTACTCCAGTCCACTCTCATCATCATAGACACTATCGGGGTCGTAGTCATCATAGTCGTCAGCCGGGTCTGTGTCAATGGCAATCTTGTTGCCGAAGGTAATCACCTTTCCATTGCTGTGGCAATTAAAGGGAGCATCAAAGGTGACAATATTACCAAGCCTCTTGATATCCCCATTATTGGGATTGCGAATATCGTCAATCTTGATACAACCAATACTGCCAGAATCTACTGCGTAGTTTTTATCCTGATTATCAGCATAAACACCATCACCATGTGCAGTAGAGAAGTTGGCGAAAATTCTACCATCATCTAGAACAAACTCACCCTCTACAACAGTATTGTCTACAATGATCTTACTACAAACATCATCCCACTCGTTATCCATGACATAACAAAGATCACCAATGTAATATGTACCTGCTGGCAGCATAATTAGTTCTCCTCTGTAGTGACAGTATCCTTGGCGGCGATCATGTTCATGAAGTCTAGCACATCGTTAGGCTTGACGTAGCCCTTGACAATATCAAGATCAAATTCATGCCAAACATCGTTTGTATCCCATGCTGCAATTTCAGCAGTAGAGCTATCTCCATAATAACCAGTCAAATTATCAAAATCATAAGGCTTGCCATGATGGTCGCAGTAGTTGCCCCAACCAAACTGTACAGATACAGTCCATCCATTGTCAAAAGTGATATGGAAGCCTTTATTATTTGTGATTGCGAACATTATAAAGCTCCTTTACTTCTTCTTGGGCTTTGCGTTCATCTTGTCGATCTGCTTCTTGAGCATAGCATAGCGACGGTTTGCTCGCCATGTGTAAGAATGACCCTGAGCAGAATGTAATGTGCCTTTAAAGATTGTGCCTTTTTGATCTTCTTCTGTGATGCCTGTCATCCAGGGATACACTATACCAGGGCCAACATAGGGATACATTTGATTCCTCTTGTTTGACTTTATCGTTTAACAAAAGCTAGGCCAGATCTTTTATAATGGTTCCATGGCGATTGATTGAATGCTGCCATCCCTCTAGTGAGAGTGGTCAGTTCTTCATCTAACTTATAGCCAATGCCTGCCATTACTCCAACCCAGTAGCTCTGATCCTGGCAGTTTACATGATTGTAGCCTGCTTGTCCAGGGGCAGCATGAGTCATCAGAACGATCTTGCCTCTTTTAAATGCATCAAGGAAATTGTGCATATATTTCTCTTCAACATGCTCTACAAATTCACATGACCAGACAAGGTCATATCCTTGTCTATCAAGGTCTGCTTCACCAAGAGTAAAATCCTGCTGAATGATACTAGGATGATCCTGCTCTACTCCTTCAATGCCAATAGCTTCACAGCCAAGGTTACTGAAATAGTCTACAGTCAGACCTTCCCCACATCCTACATCAAGGACAGTCTTGACTCCCTTTTCTTCTACAAGCCAAGTCCATAGCTCAGGATACCAAGTTGCTTCATCTCCACCTTGAATATATCCACCTAGATGTCCTTGTTCAACAAATTGCGACATTGATTACCCTTCCATTGGCATATGACTATAGCATAACTTTGCCTCAGTCTCTGACTTGGCTCCCCTAAAGATATGTCCATGCCATCTATTGTTTTTTAAATAACGTACAACATAGTATTGATTTGTATACTGATACGAATGTCCCCTTAACTCAAAGCCTGTCGGTACACTCTCTAGAATATAGTCTTGACCATCAATAGTCTTTTGTGCCAAAATTTTTCTTTTAGATATTTGGCTGGTCTTGACTCTATCTACTGTATCTCCCTCTTTATATGATACAGTAGCAGGCTTTGGCGCGACTACCTTTGAAGATGCCTTAAGATCTTCCTTCTTCTTGGGTGTGCGATGAACGATTGACATTACTTATTCCTACGTTTAGCGATAATCAATTCAAATTGAATTTTAAAGATACGAACGATAAGGGTGCAACCATAATAGTCTCTATTTAGATTGTCACAAGTATAGCTCTTTAGAAATTCAATTCTCATTTGACAAGAGCCAGGAACATGCTGGAAGGAGAAAACTTTACGCTACGACGACAAGAGGGGCAAATATCTCCCTTAAAGTCTTTCTTGCACTCAACACAGTAATGCTCCATAATATCCTCCTATTTATCTTTAAGATGGGATAGTCTACCAATGATAGCATCCCAATTAAGAAGCTGTGTACCATTCATATGCTTAGTAAGAGAGTTGCTTTCATTGGAATCTACAAGACGCTGTGCAGCTTGTGCGATATCTTCTAATAGTTGTGTGCGATTATCTGTCATATTTTAGTCTTTTGGTTTGTGAATCTCATACACCTTGAGTCCACTAAGGTCTTTCGTCAAGTCTAGCACACCATAGTTCGACTTGTCAATGGTGTAGACAGCGTAGCGAATACCTGCTGCGTACAATGAGATAGCACAACTAAAGCATGGCTTGGCAAGAGTTACATTGCCTGACTTGCGAGAAATATTTGCAATATATGCAACTGCCTCATAAAGATCAACATGCCTACCACGACCAAGAGCATGGATCTCTGCATGAATACTAGATACCGTACTCAGTCGAAGGGATGACATATGTGACCATCCCGTAGATACCTCCCTGTCTCCCCTGGCAATGACTGCACCAGTCATGAATCTTTTCTGAGGAGATCTCTGCGCCATCTTTACTGCCCTATCAAGAGAAGGCTCATTTATCTTCATAGTGATTCAGTTCCTTCTGCAATGTGTTCTGCTCACGCTTGGTGCGCCTATCCTTATGATAGCCGTTACCAGTGGGCTGTGTCAAGGGTCTGCCCAAAAGGGCTTTAATTTTACTGGCTTTCTTCATGGCAAACCCTCTCTACTTAAAGGTTGGTTTCAGCGAGTGCGCGGCCAAGAGCAATGATGAGGCCACGCTTCTTATTGAATGGATCCTTATCGCAACAACGAGCCTCACCATACCCAAGGAGAGTATCTCCAAGGTAGATGTGTACCGTAGTCTGACCACCACGGACAGCCCAATCCTCACTTAGATTAAAACCCATGTTCTTCATTTCATGATGAGAGAACATAAGATAAGGAGTCTCTATATTCTTCATGGGACGCCGGTGAGAAGCGAATACGCGGTAACCGTCAAGACGAAGCTGAGATAGAGTTGCGCCAGGATTACCAGGATTATACTCAGTCTGCATAACTGTCTCCTTCTATATGAATAAAGATAAAATGCGCGTTGTGTGTGTCGCGCCCCACCATTGTATCAGACTATGATGACTTGCGTGTGACAGTCTTTTTGATTACAGGCTTATTAGTAGCTGTACCGGAAGTTGTCTTAGCAGTCGTTGATGTTGCCTTGGCGGTAGCCTGATTGGTAGTGCGAGGCTTACGGCTTGACTTCGTGACGGTAGCTTTAACAGCAGCCGGTGTTTCAACCGGGGTCTGTAGCGGCTCATCAAAAACGACAGCAGTCTCCTTCTTGCGACGGCGGAATAGTGGCACTTCTTCACCTCCTTTAATATTGTAGTTATTGATATCTACTGACTTACGAAGGCTAGGATCGACCCCAACCTTCTCACATACCTTAACATAAAGATCCCATGCTAGCAAGGATTTCTCTGATTTGGGTGTACCGCAACCCCAACACTTATCCTGATAGCCAGCATTAGGAAGTTCACATAAGGTATTCCCTTCTCCATATCTATTAACGCAGATCCATGTTTGAGTAGTAGGAGGATACGCGAGTAGACGACGCTCATCTTCTGTAAACTTTACAGGACGAGTTCTTGGTCTACCTCTCTTCTTCTTCTCAACCACGGTCATCGTTAATTTTGGATGGAAACAGTATAGCCACAAAGATCAATGCCGTCAAGGATGTCATTGACATATCCATGCTCAATAACTACGCCTGAACCCCATGGAGCAGCATCCGGAAGATTTTCAATGATCCATTCAGTAGCTTCAGAATTATTGGGATCAAGAGTAAAAACATTACCATGATCACACATATCAAAATCATTCTGCATCTTGATTTTCATTTCTAATCTCCTGTTGTTGCTGATATCTACTTACCCATGTTGCGATTGCAACCGGGACATGACTCTCAAGATACCATTCATCCTGAGCCTTGTCAATGTTGATGACGAACCATATGTCAGATTTACTGTTATGTTCTTCCTGAATGACGCTCCAACCATTATACTTCTCATCCCAGAAGTAGGTAAAACGAGTATTCTCATCCAGTTGTCCGCCTGATAATACCCTGACAATGCTGCCAGGATACTTATCTGAAATTCTTTCAATAATTTTCCAACTCATTATGTCCTTCCTCCTTCGCTGCATTGACAGCAGCACGGAGAGCGGTGATGCTTGCGTCCCATCGTTCATTCTCGTCCAACAATGGTAAGAAGTCCAGCACTTCCTCTGCTGCGTCTACGACGGCAATGAGAGCGGCAACAGCGGCGGAGAGCTTCTGCCAGTCTGATTCGTCCACATGACGGTACGGCACCCACATCGTTGTGCTGTGCCGGGACGGTGCGATCAGTGGCGCAGACTGCACCCGTGCAAGCAGCGACCGCAGTTCGGGTAGCCCGCTCACGACTCCGCCTCGATCTTGATTCCCTCCATCGCTTCCCGCAGCCTGCGGATCTCAAAGATCAGGTCGTTGTCTGTCAGTTTACTCAGATCATTCATCTTAAAATCTCCTTGAAGGGGATAGAATCTTTCATACTCATCCCATCTTAGCATAGTGATCGTCAATGTCAAGGGGAGGGCTTTCGCCCTCCCCCGCAATGCTTACTTTAGCTTAGTCCGTGACATAGACCACGGCCATATGTTCCTGTCCATGCGGCAAAGCTCTTGCCATCTCTAGACAGTTTATAGGCCCAATTGATATTATACCATGTCTGACTCATACGCGCATGGAATACTTTTTCACTCTCATGCGGCCAATGATGAGCAAGATAGTTGGCCTGGAATAGACCATGATCACCAGTTTGTGACCATGCAGAGGTGTTAAACCTCATTACCATACCGGGCCTCCAATAACCCTGTGGACCAGGGCCACTTGATTCAGCATTAGCGATACAGATTGCTGTATCATCATGTTGAGGGCCAAATACCTTACGAATTGCCCTCTCTATTTGAAGGTTACGACTAACTTTCTTACGAACTACATTTCTATTAGCAACAAGAAGATCAATGGCACTAAACGGATTGACAGCTGCCATTGCTTGAACTCCTGTAGACAGTAGAATAGTCACTGAAAGGATGACGATAGAAGTTGATCTACGCATCACATACCCCCCAGACTACCATCACCGTATTCTTTCATAACATAACGGCGATTCGTACTTCGATAATGACCAGCAAATGAAATTTGCATTAGTCTCCTTTCGTTTACATAGACCAGTTTAGCATCTATGTTCCATAGTGTCAAGGTACAACCATGACACGGTGATGCTAATTATATGTCAGTTTACGGGCCAAACGTAGGGCAGATCATCTGGCTCAGACCACTTGAACTGACCGTAGTATACAGGATCCTTGCGAAGCAGGTTGGAACGATGGCTAGCATGAATGTCATCATTGCCCAACCAATCGGGCATTTCAATGTCATGAAGCGAATGCTTGCCAAGGATATTCTCAAAACGCTCAGTCATAGTGTCTTTGTAGCCACGACTGACCCATTCATTGCACATTACCAGACCATATGCGGCAAGGGCAAGAGGATGACTAGACCACATCTTGGTACAGGGATGATTGATCCAACCACCTTCTGTGCGATCCATAGCCTGAAGCATCTGTAGCGCTTCAATGCGCTGCTTTCCGCAGCGTCTATAGTCCAGCACCTTGGCACTCTTAATGAAATCGCTATAAGGAAGGAAACTCTGCATCTAGGTCACTCCTTGGGTCGGAATCGAAGTAGGTGATCAAGCATAACACACAAAGGCGGTCATCGCCGCCTCTCTTCCGATACATGTCTGTTTCAACACCAGAACTCTCACATGCATCGCATATAAGATGATCTGGGTTTCTGATCTTAGACCATCTAGACACTATCAGTCTCTTGAGGATCTTCTTTAGTGATAGAAACTAGCTTGCCATCAGTAAACTTGGCATAGTATTCACGCCACACGTTATCATTACCCTGGTCATAGAAATTAATAATGCCATGATATTGGACTACCTGCCAGATATCAGAATTATAGGGTTTTCTTAATAGATCGCCATCTTTGGTGATTCTATAGGATTCCATAAGAGAATCTAGCGATTTAGTCTGAAAATCTGGATTAGAGTCCTCTGTTGATTCATAACCAGGAATATCAGTTTCTACAATAATATAATCAAATAAGCCCATCCATGCATTGTATCACATGGATGGGCCTTGTCAATCTAATCTTTATTACGCCAGTTAAGAGTTAATAACCATATTAATAAAATAACGATTATAGCATAACCAACGATTGCTTTGGAGGATCCAGTCAAGACAATCCATGCCACAAACATACCAAGCAGAGTCCATGCTTGCTCTATAATCTCTTTTACCCATTTAAAAAAGCCTTTAATAAACTTTTTAAACACGTTAAACAGGAGTTTAACCAACTTTATCAATATTTTAATGATTATTAAAAACAGCTTGAATAAAGGCTTTCCGGCAATAAAGTGACTAAACTTTATTAAATCAATCAATAAAAGGAATAAAAACTTAATTATTTTAATAAAAATTGTATTTATTATATTAAAAATGAATTTAATTGCATTAAATAGAACATTAAGTCCTTTACATAAGACAAATGTTGCTTCTACAATTAGGTACAATGACTTGAATAGTGTCTTTTTGAATATCTTTTTAATTAGTTTCATATCTTTCTCCTTAAGCTTGCTCCAGCGGCAGCAGCGCCAGCGGCTGCACTCACTGCATTAATTATTCCCATGACGATAACTGCTGGGATTACCACTTGTTGCGCTTTTTCTCTTTCTCTAGGAGTCATATCGCTTCCTAGACTTACTACTGCAAGGATTGCCTTACCAGCACCTGGAATTACAGAATCAAACTTTTTTGCCACAGCTTTAGTTGCTGCGCTTGGCTTAGGTGGAGGTGGTATTCTATCCTCTGGTAGTATTGAATTATCTTGTGGTGTATTATTATTTGAAGAATTATCGCTATTATTAGCTACAACAGTTGAGCTATTGTCTGTTGTTGTCGTAGCAGTTGTGTCTGTTGTTGATGTTCCTTGATCTTGTGGTGTAGCATTTTGATCTGTTGTTGTCCCTGGATTATCCTGCGGTGGGCTATTCTGGTTATCTTGAGGATTATTTGGTGGTGGCTGTGGAGCCACAGGAGGGGTTGTAGGGGGAGGCGGTGGAGTATTAGGAGGATTGATCGGGATTGTTGAATTTTCCTTCTGTTTGATCTCCTGAGTATCTTTCTGTGCTTTGGCTAATTCATCTAATGCTTGATTGACATCCTTATGAGCTTGATCTAATTCTGCCAATAATTCTGTTTCAGTCTTTCTTGCAACTGTAAGCTGACTATCAGCAGTTTGTTGGAGTTGTTGTTGTGTATTTAAGAAGACTGTTGCAGTATCAACATTAGATTGTTGTGCCTTTAAATCATTTTGAGCCATATCTAAATCAGATTGTGTTTGAATTTTAGTTGTATTTAAGCTATTTAAGGCATCTTGGTGTACTGAAACATTGTCACTATTAGACTGTACCGATTGATCTGCACTATCTCTTGTAGATGCCAGTGTATTTAGTTTTGAGCTTTCATTGTTAAATGCAGATTGTTTGGTGACTGAATCTGATTGAGCAGTACTTAATGCTGTATTAGCTTGAGTTACAGTGCTTTGTGCATCAGATTGTTGTGCTTCATATAAAGTTAACATTAGATTGGAAGAAGTTAATATTGCTAAAAGAGCAGGGTCAGCCATCATTTGTGGCGCACTTTGAGTAAATGTCTCAGGAGATACGTTGTTCCATCCATTAGCAGTGGTGTAGTATTGCAATGAGAGACAGGCACCTCCACCAGCTTGAAAATACCAAGCATCAATTTTACGCGGTATATTCGCTTCAAAATTAACCGTAGGAGATATTGATCCACCGCAACCCTTTGCATACCAATCATTAATAACAACTTGATCATCAATTTCCATATAAAAACCATCATCTGCCATACCTAAGAAGTTAGCCGTTGTATCTGATGGGAAGGTCATATATCCATGAAAATGAACCAAAATATTGTTATTTCCACAACCTAAGAGGTTTCCACCACCCCATACAGAAGCCAGTTCATCTATAAGTATAGTGGAAGTACATAAAACATTTCCGGTTGCTGTTCTGTCCCATGAATTAGAAGTCTTGTTATATACATCTACATGCAAACCAGGATAAGCCGGTGATGCAGTGGGATCTGGAATATAGTTTGAATGATCACTATAGGCATTTTGTGCTGACTGTTGTATCTCTCTAGCTGAATCAGCAATTGCTTTAACTTGGAGGAAGTCAGATTGGGCCTTGCTAACTGCTGACGATGCTATTATTGCAGATTGATTTGCGATATTTAAATTAACTTGTGCATTTGTAACAACTTGTGATTGCCCATCAAAGTTACTTTTAGCCGTATTATATGCTCCTTGAGCAGACACTAGATCATTTCTAGCTTGATTTAATACGGTATTTTGAGTATCAAAAGCATCAGATACTTTCTTTTGTATAGATTGCTTGTCATCAAAAATAGATTTAAACACTACTAATTTGCTTGTTGCATCATTTAGTATCTGTTTCTGTGTAACAAGGCTATTTCCAGCTGTTTGTGATGCAGATTGATATGTTTTTATATCGCCTTTTGCAACAGCCAGTGCAGCTTGAAGTTTATCAAGCTTTTGTTGAGCAGTATTAAGATTAGCCTGAGCCTTAGCTACTGGATCCAATGGGTTATCCGCATAAAGACCGGCAGGTATAGCTAGAACCATCGTAATAATGGTCAAAATGGCATAAAAAAATCTCCTCTTTTGGAGGAGATCATTAGCATAATCGATATTTATATATTGCAAAAACTTCTGCATTGTGTACTCCAGACTTGAAAGCTATCTCCATCTATTAATAATAAGATATGAGGTATAATTAAGATGACTTTTTCTTAACCCACTTGTTTAATTTCCACTCAAAACTATCTTTTTCATCAGATTTGAAGTACTTAAGCCAAGATTTAAATGATTCACTATCTTTTTCTTCATCAAAATCATACTCTGTATTGTCTTTTTTAGTAGAACCCATCTTGACATCGTAAATTTCCTCATCAGAATGGAGAATATCTTCATTGGGATAGTCAATATCAGGGAAGTAAGTGTTAAAGTTGCGCTTAAGGGCAGACAAGAATGATTGCTTAAGAGAAGCAGTCTGATTTAGCTCAGTCTTGGACTCAAATCTAACCTTTTTTGTCTCTAAATTGAATGAACCAACCAAGACTGGATGTGTGTATGTATCATGTTTATGATTGAGATGTTGTGAAATGATGTTGTCAATTGACTTACCCCAATGGATTTTGCCATCTGAGTAGACAAAGTATACGTTACCATCTTCATCTGAAAAACTCTCGATATCCTTAATATGTTCTTTATCTCTTGAACGAAGATCGGCAAGAGTATCATCTGTAAAAGCATGTAAATCTGTTGTGTTTGTCAAACTATCACTTATATCATTCTGAGTGATGTCCGCTTCTTTCTCCCAAATATGGGCGGTGACATACTTACGTTCCTTATTGCAAGAAGGGCAATAACCTGTAAGGCCAGCCTTGTTTATCTTGCAGGTTTTGCATGACTCATGTGTATCTTGATAGTCCTTTTCTGCTTTTAATGAAGAGCCAAGATCAACATGGTCTATGTGAATGTAGCGAGAACTAGAATCATTGTCCGCTACATTATTGGATTCTTTATCTTGGACCAAGGAATATTCAAATGGACATAGATCACAAGAAAGGAAATCACCACAATTCGTTAATGTGCGAGTATTGCAACTGGGGCATTTTTTTTGACGAACTGAGCGCTCAGTAATAGCCTTAACAGGAATTTGGAATTGATCTGTCATAGGATTATAGGTACCACGAGTATTCATTCTATATTGTTGGTTTTGCATCGCTGATCCACCCCAGCCCGGTTCTTTTTCTGCATAGCGCCAGGGTGATAGGCAGTGCTTGCATACTTTGTCCTTATCTAACAGGACATAGTCTTTTGATCCGCACGCACAACCAGATTCTATCTTATTTTCATCTGGATAGTCCTTTAGATAGGCGACTTCATCGAATTCTTCAGATTTCTCGTATGGCTGAACTAGTGTTGCATATACCATATGGGGGATTGTATAAGATTGAGAGCCAATTAAGACTTTGTCTCTTTTTGCTCCTCCAACGCTCTCAGGATCGATTTCCCACAGATCAAGTTCTTTAATATTATTCCAATAATATAGTTTTTTTATCTCTTCAATATCTTCCGCTTTTACAGCATAGACAGCCATAGGTTGATTCAATAGCCCCTTGGCATCTCCCCAATTTTCTGATCCGAAGGGCTTACTTGGTTGAATACCATGCGCCATTATTCTAGCTCTTTCACTAGTTGGAGCAAGATGATAAAGTGGTTCATTAATCGGCTCACTCATGTCTTTAGGAAACAGCATATCCATAATTCTATTAGTGTTCGTCTCTTGATCAAAAGCTTGCTCACTTATCTTAATGTGAGCTTCTTTCTTCTCTGCGGCCAGTTCACTCTTTGTCCAACGATTGGCCTGCTCTAAATCAATGAAGCCATCATTCTTCAATACGTCCTCAAGGATCATATGATGCTCTGGCTCTGCTAGGCCATAATACCAGTAGGGCAATTCATCATCAATTGGATCATAGCCATACTTATCTAAACAACCTTTGCGGAGATCAGGATGATCTTCCCAGAACTTATGGAGGACTTTCTTGGCATCGTCATGAATACCCTTAATGATTACTGGTTTTACTTCACTGATCTTTATATGAGATTCGTGAGCGTTATCAACCATTTCGATAACTAGAAGCCAATCCCATTTTGGATCAAGATTATTATTGTTTGTGGGAATAGTTGTAGATAATTCTTGACCCTCTGCCACAGTTTGCACTATAGACATAATTTTGTTGCCTTTTTCTCTACTGCCAGGAGGATTATCATCCCTGTTAATCATACCCTGGGCTAGTTGAAGCAAAAATTCTTTTGCATCTAGCCAAGTTATATTGGAAGGCGAAAAGTATGCTTTTATCAAATCTTGATACATTTGAGGATCTTTGTCTTTAAAACAATCAAATGCAGGAAGCCAATAATATGAACGCCATCCATGATCTGATACTGCCCAATTCTCAAAGTCAAAACCTTGTATTTCACCTATTTGTATATCTGGCGCTTCTAAAATAGCAGGTTGAGCAATTTTTACATTGGGATTCTTTACATTGCGATTCTGTTGTTGAAGTACATGGATGCATCCGCCCCTCGTACAACGAAGAAGATCAGCAGTGGCATTTTTAAGCGCCCTGGGATCACCCATATGGCGATTGTCGCCAACAATCACAGTGTGGACTATTCTATTGAGATCAGTTAAGGTATACTTACGATGACTATTGGCGGTCAATCCTTCCAATGTCCAACCATTATCGTTTGCTATTTGTTGAATAGGATCTCTGGCAGTTATCTTTACATTAGACTCAATCTTCTTAAACTTCTTATCTTCATATGGCATGTATGCTTTTGCATATTCATAGCCAAGCTCATTAAGGGCCGCTGTACGATGATATCCATCAACTAGAATTACACCGCCACTCTTATCTAGGAAACACATAAGAGGCATATCGACTTCTCCGCTCTTAATAGCTGCGGCAAGGTCTTCTACATACTCTCTATCTCTGCTTCCTGTCTCATCATCATAATCTTCAAAATGAATATCTGGCAAAAGTTTTAATGGGACGGCGCAAATCTTCCATTGAGTATCTTCTGGTACCATTCCATAGTCAATAACATCATCAATGACAAGCTTATCATCATTTTGTGGTATTTCTGCCCATGGGATAGGACCCGGTAAAATGTCATAAATTGCAGGTACTTCTTCTTTTGAGGCATATACATTGACATTATTATCGCGCAACAATATTGCATGACTTGCATCATCATGAAAGAGGGGCTTCTTATATCTACGGCGGACTCTTCTTCCCTTATTCTTATGACGTAGCCCTCTTGTTTTATCGTGAAGACGATCTCTAACACGGCGCAATAGTCCTGGGGCATCATCTGCTCCATAAGACAATCCATTGTACATTGGATCTAGATTCTGCTTGAGATTGTCTGTTGGACTACCTGGATCAGAAGCCGGGAAATTAGTCATGCCGTAGTCGGCATCCTTCTCCCATATATCAATAGAAGAATTGAAGAAAGCCAAGGGATCCCTGGCTACATCTGCAATAGGTTCAGCGGCGCTGATATCAGGATCTCCACCGAACCAATATGGTTTTTGACCATCCCATTTGTATGGGGGAGTGAAGGTATCGCTATGACAATTAGCGCATATTCCTATTTCTATATGAATAGGGTATCCACATTCGCGGCAATCATCCATTGTACCTATTATAGCAAAGAATTAGCCTAAAATAGGGTTAGTTGCCCTGGATGATCCCCTGTCTTCACAGGAGCCTCCCAGCATCCCCTACAGCGAGCCTCATAGGATTCCCTACCTCCGACTACGATAGTCTCTGCATCCCATTCTGCTGGCTCTCCATCTACAAGGCGCTGAGTCATGGTTGCATCGAACCCTCTACAATGGTGACAGATAGCTTGTAGCTTATCTACCTTATCTGCAATAGCAAGGATATGACCCATTTGACCGAACGGCTCTCCACGGTAATCTGTATCTAGTCCTGCGATGATTACACGAACTTTCTCACCACGGAGATACTTGATAACATCAATGATACCTTCATCAAAAAACTGCACTTCATCAATGGCGACTACTTCTTCAACACCATAAAGTTTATTGATAATGTCAGAAGACTTCTCAACTACACTAGCTTCCCTTGAAAGACCTGAGTGACTAACTACGTCAGTATATGAGTAGCGACTATCAATGATGGGCTTCACAACGAGTGGCTCATATCCAGCAATCTCTACACGCCTAATACGACGGATAAGCTCTTCACTCTTACCACTATACATTGGACCGCAAATTACCTCAATGGTTCCCATTCTTGATTCTCTCCTTTTTAAATATAAAAATGATAGATAAGATAAGAGAAGATAGGGATGCAAACCCAACTATAGCAACGCTTCTCTTGCTCATTCTACACCAAGTGTATCATCAACTGCGTCTTTGTCAATGAGGTCCTGCGGAGTTAATGCGAGATGAGGCAAGGTAGTACATACCTCACATGACCACTCTCCACTACTAATCCTACATTCTGTAAATTCCATACATCTCTCACAAACCATATGCTCAGTTTCTATAATCATTTTATTCTCCTATCATTATAGTTTTTTGTACACACCAGTTTTATTTGCATATCTACCGATGAATTCAAATTTATCTGGAGTCATGACTTCTTCACAAGCCTGAAATACACCAGGGAGAGAGTCATGACCATAGTCATCAAAGACAACGAATCCGCCACTCTTTACAAGTGGAGTATAGAGAAGGATGTCAGATTTAACTTCTTCATATTCATGACCACCATCAATGTGGATGAAATCAATCTCATCAATATTCTTTTTTAAATCATCAATAGCAATATCAGAATTAACAGGATAAAAGGTAAAACTCCAATCATGCTTCTCGGTTTGATTTTTGAAATGCTCTCTTGCACTGCTTGAAACCTCTTCAATCCAACCATCAATCAAATGAAGATCATACCCATGAACCTTTTGTAGCTCTGCTAAGACAGTCGCAGAACGTCCAAATTGAACACCAATTTCAACAACAACCTTAGGCTTATTTAGATTAATAATGCTATAGAATATTCTAGCTTGATCACGATTGAAAGCTGTTTCGTGACTTGACTCTTCTACCTTTTCATAAATTTCATCAAATAGCCTCATAATTTACGCTCCTATACCAATCTTCGTACGGTAGGCCATTCCAACTATCATTGGATCTAACAGTAACATCTTCCAACACTCTTTCATATTTATTAGCAGTTAATATTTTATATAAAGATTTCTTTTGTGTATCGTCTCCGCTATATACATTGTGTTCAACCGTTATGAGGCCAAACGTAAAACAATCATTTTCCTCAAAGAATTTAGCAAAGACAATCGGTTCGTGACCTTCTATATCAATAGAAAGATAGTCAATAAAATTAGGTGCATTATTGTTTTTAAGTAATGAATAAAGAGTGAAGCAAGGAGTCTCTACTCCTCCATCCTCAACTACCCTATCTCCACCAAATAAACACTTACCATTGTAATCGGTAGCTGCACAATTGATATTAATAGCATTGGGCCTTGCTTCAACTAATTGTCGGAATGCTTCTGGGTGAGCTTCAATACAAATACCTTTCCATGCATATGTTTTATCTAACTCATAGGTGTTACTGGATGAAACACCATTGTGCGCTCCAATATCTACGTAGAATCCGTCTCTCTTAGAACTAGTCATCTCAACAACCCATCCATCTTGACCAGCTTGAGAATAATAAATCGGGTAATCAAGCATATATAGCTCCTAGACAAAGCTCTATCATCTCAGAATAAACTTGATGATAATCAATGATACCATAATGATTAGGCAAGTCCATCCTTATCGTGTTTTGAGTGTCATATGGGCAAGAAAAAATATGGCTTCTTCTATCCATATTACCTTCTGCTTCAATGATATATCTTTTACTTAAACCATGTGCTATTACATGCATTCCTGTTTTGTCGCCAACGTAAATCTTTCCGCCAGATGTATATTCAGCAAACTCTTTCCAGGGCATATCTGATGCATCGATCCAAGTAGCGTTAGGAAATTTTTGCAAAACACTTGAAATAACTTTGCTGATAAACTCTTCCTTTATTGGCTGAACGTATACGCTGAATCCAAATACAATATCATATTGACCTTTAGGTTCAACATTAATAAATGGAAGAACAGGTTCTGATAAAGATATTCCTGCGACGAGAGGAGAAATATTTATTAGAGATTGACTAGGATACTCTATATATCCAAGATTATGAACTTTCTCATACTCTTGGGCTAAAGCAGGGGGACTAATGTCCTGCAATGATTTATTTCCATCTACGGTCCAGTCTTCAAGACCTATGCATTTATTAATATAGGGCTGATGTTCGATTAATTCGCAGATACCTGCGAAATGCTCCATGACATAAAAATCTACTGGTCCATATTCTTTAGCAATCTCTCTTGCAGTAGGTAGACTCCAAAGAATATCTCCAACCTTACCTGGAAATGTTACTGCTGCTCTAGCCATTTTTTTTACCTATAATACTGTCTATAAAATCTTCATATTGTTTAACAACATAATCCATTGTATATTTGTAAAGTGGATCAAGAGGTCTGATTCCATTCTTAATGATTTGCCTCAATGTCGTTTCAGGAACCCTAATCCCTTCAACATCTAGATTATTAAACATTGAGGAATTAGATATGGCGATTGGCCTTCTTGAGGCAAGTGCGTAATCTGTTGTAGAAGACACTCCTCTTTCTCCAAATTCGTCATAGAAAAAACAATTTACAGTATTCTCAGATAACCAATCAATTAAATCTTTTTCATTCTTATAGTCATGAGAAAATTCAATAGTGACCCCAGGTTTAAATGGGAACTCCCTTGCCTCTTTTATTCTATTTTGAGTATGCGCTCCGTCACTATCTCCAAATGTTGACTGAGGCATATGGAATCTAATATGGGCTTCATCAAACTCTTCGTTAACTTGTTCCATAATACGATGCCAACCCTTATTGGGAAATGAGAATCCAAAACTACCAATAGTAATTTTTTCTGGATCAGTGGGGGTAGGCACATATTCTGGTAAACCATTTCTAGTTAGAAGAACCCTTTTGTCTTTTGTTGGATAAAAGGGATTGAGTACTGATGCGTAATCAAACTTCTTAAGTAGATCGTTCAACATGTATGTTTCATGGCATATTGAGATGATTGGTACTGGAGTCGCTGCAACAGCATTTTCTGTTAGCCATCCCATGGTGGGGGGAAAGAAATTAGCTAAGACTAGGTCAGGTTTATAATTAGAAAATGCTTGAGCATACGCCTCAAATGAATTTACATTGATATAATTAAAATCATGCTTGCTTTGATGTTTTTGAAGTGCATTTCCAAGTCTATCTCCTGCTTGAAAAACTCCACATTGAGCAAACTCATGATTGATATAAAGCACTCTAGTCAATACTATCCTTCGTAACAATTCTTACTTCTGGTAATGGTAGGATAAATGACCCACCATTTTCAAGATAGTCTGCTTCTCTTTGTGCAAATTCAGAAAAGAAGAACCATGGAAGAACAAGCATATAGTCAGGCTGATGCTCTCTGGCTTCTTCTTCCTTGATAATAGGAATTTGAAGAGAAGCTATCTTCTTTCCCCACTTGCCAGGATTACGCTCTACCGCGAACGGTAGCAAATGATTATTCAATCTACTTGCTTGCAAGAGCGTATTACCTCTAGTTGAGGCACCGTAGACATAAACAGTTTTACCTTGTTCTACTAGATCTTCAATAAGATCATGAAGCTCATTAGCCCTAAGCTCAATTCGATCAGCAAACTCTTTATATACTTCGATCCTATCAAGCCCTTGAGAGATCTCAGAGTCTCTCATTTCTTGAACAGAGTCTTCTTCGACATAAGTATCTTTATGACAGATAAAGGCTCTGAAAGAACCTCCATTAATATTACTCTGTCCGACCTTGAACACCTTTAAATCAAATTTATTAAGAAGTTTTTCAAATGAATACAATGAATAGTATTCGACATGTTCATGACAGATATTGCAATACGCTGTCTGAGACAGCATTGTTCCAAGGTAATTCTGCTGCACAACCCAAATGCCATCATCTGCAAGGATATCTTTAACATCTGAGACAAAGGTATTTGGATCATCAAGATCATAGAACATCGAAATTGATGTAATTATAGAAGCCTTGCGATCTGGGAAAATAGATTCAAAGATACCGTGCTTGAAGAAATCGGTGTGAGCGTAGTCAGCATGGCGCTTTAGCTTTTCTTTGAATTTCGGCACTGGATCAATGCCTAGTTTTTGGGGATGATATCCGAAATATGCATAATTACTTAATAATGTGCCATCATTCGCACCGATATCAACTACGACCTTATCATCTAGATCTTTATCTTTACCTCTGTAAATAGCAATAGCGTTGGCTACGATGCTGTTTAAGTCAGCTTTGATAGATTCATTAATACCTGACTCATATCCATAGTTGTCTGTATAGAGTTCGTGAGAAGGAGTTGTTTCTTTGAGTTGAACCAGCATACAGTCTTGACAGATAACTAGATCAAGAGGGTACTTTGGCGGCAACTGATCATCTTCTCTGAAGTCAGAAAGATATTGATCTCCCAATGAAAGGAGATCGGTTACATCAACACTTTGACATGATCTACACTTGTCTATATTCATAATTTAGTAATCCTATTCCTTATGCCTAAGTTCTCATTGATTTCATTAATAAGACTAGACCTCTCTCTATTAAGAGTCTGTGCTTTTCTTGCTGCAGCAGCAACAGCTATATCATCTGCATTCTTGTCTTCGATTGCGTCCACCAAGTGGAAAATTTTAATATTGACAACAGAGAGTTTATCAATTAAGCTTCCTAATGTATCCATTACTTTCTTTCTATATATAAATCGTTTTTCATCATAATCCCTACTAACTCTTTAAGGTTAGTTTTAGGAACAAAACTAAGTTTATCTTTTGCTTTACGTGCATCAGCGCAGACATATCCAATTTGTCCTGAACGAGACAACTCTTTATTGTATGCTAAATATTTATAAGGATCAAGGTTTACATATGAGAAAGCTTCTTCTAAAAAATCTTTAACAGAAAAAGACTGCCCTGTTCCAATGACATAGTTATCTGGATTTTCTTGTTGTAGCATTAACCACATTGCTTCGCAATATTCTTTTGCGTAGCCCCAATCTCTTCTTGAGTTTATATTCCCAAGCTCTAATGATTTTTGTTTACCATAAGTAATTCTGGCTGCAGCTTGTGTTATTTTACGAGTTACATAACTAGCCTCACGACGTTCACTCTCGTGATTAAACAAGATCCCATTAGATATGTGAAGGCTATGCTTGTATTTATAAATATTACTTAGCATATAGGTTGTATACTTTGAACAACCGTATGGATTATCAGGGTTCATTGGGAATTTTTCATTTATAAGCCCAGGGACATGCTTGCCGAATATTTCAGAAGATGACGCTTGGTAAACTTTAGCCTCAGGCTTATATCTCATTACTGACTCTAATATACGAAGGAATCCATTAGTATTAACATCAATGGTTCTTAATGGATAAGAAAAGCTATCTTTGATATTAGTGATGCCGCCAAGATTATATATTTCATCTGGCATAACCTCATCAATAATACGCTCTATGGAAGTCTCGGAGGAAAGATCTCCATTATGGATGTTAATCTTATTTAAAATATGCTCAATATTTCTATACTGAGTATTATCAGTAGATAGACGAACTAGACCATGAACCTCATAGCCTTTTTCAACAAGAAGTTCAGATAAGAATGATCCATCTTGTCCAGTAATGCCAGTAATAAAAGCTACCTTATTCACTGTACTCTAGCTGGTAGCTTTCCTATCCATTTGTCATAGAATAGCTTGTGGCTAATTCTATGAATGCCACCATCTGCATCCTCTGTATGAGTCTTTTTAACCCATTCATTGTATGCTGCAAAGTTAGCGGTCTGACCGTTTAGATGTTCACAAAGAACTGGGATAACATAGTTATCTAGACCAGCATAAGCAAAAGTAAGGCTGATGTCATTGTCGTACATATGATGTACATACTGTTCATCAAATCCGCCAAGTCTAATAAGATCTTCTTTCTTTGCACAAATAGTGAGTCCATCTAATACAAGAATCTTTGTAGGCTGTACACAATGCATACCATGACTCTGCCAATCATGAAGTGACGTATAGACTGTATTCCTTGCAAGCTGGACAAGTACATATGGAGTCTTGTATATATCTGGGGAGCCTAATCCTTTGGCACCAGCAAAGCCGACTACTCCCACATTAGGAGTATTTTCATAAAAGTCAATTAACTGAATATCCCAGCCCTTGTCTTTTACCAATAGATCATTATGGAGCATTGCTATAATGTCGCCGGTGGCATGTTCAATACCAAGATTCAAGGCGATGGTAGAGCCAAGGGGATCTGCGCTTTCTACCTTAAAAGTCTTCCAGCCTTCAGAACTAAGTTCATCAAGCCATGTATCTAACTGAAGATCTTCTTCATCTGTGGAGCCATTGCTGACGATGACAAGCTCATGTGGCTGAGAGCAGTTGGCTATAGTGCTATCGAGCCATCTGCGAGTAATTTCATTACGACCACATACACCGGTAACTATAGATAGCTTCATTTAACTTTGTTCTTTCTTCTCTGTTCTCTATTAAGACCTACATATGCCTTGACCAATGGCTTTGAATGAGCCTTGTCGATGAGATCTTCCCATTGCTTTGCAATGTTATCCCAGGTGAGATTACTGACCCATTCATAGGCACCCTCAATATCTGGGAGAATACCATTCTTGATATCCAAGAGTCTATCTGCTGCCTGCTTAACATCCATTAGAGGACGCAAACGATCATTGTCACTATCCTTGATAATCCACATAGAGGGATCTGCGCCTGAGTCGATTAAGAACGCTCTGTTGTCTGCAAGCATCTCAGTCAATGACGTATTGTTAGGAGCGACCACAGGAGTCTTGGTAGACATAGCCTCTGTCACAGATAGACCCCATCCTTCACCATGAGTGGTAGTCAGGAATGCGTCAGCAGAGTTGTAGATAAGGTTGACGACTTCCTCAGGAAAGCCGCTGTGTACAGAGAAGTTCTCTGGTACAACATAGTCTACGCCCATCTTAAGATCAAGGCTATTTGCCATATCAACAATATTGCCACCAACATCTTCGTGAGCCATGTGCATATAGAGAATAGCATCATTAACCCCACGATCCTTGATCTCTTTTAAAATCATAAGTGAACGGGCAACATCTTTACGTCTCTGATTTCTATTTACATTAACAATGAGGAACTTGTTATCAGTCTCTCCTCTAAATGCTGAATATCTAAATGCCTTGACGGACTCCCTATCTTCAATGTAGTTATAGTTATCGAAGCTGTTCCCATGATAGATGATGCTCAACCTATCAGCAAGATCAGGAGCTATCTTAACACATTCATCATAACCATATTGAGTATAGGCTACTGGATAATTAGACGGAACAACTGCATCTGTTATCCAGTCTTTCTTTGGAGTAGAATCAATTGGATAGTAGTAGACGGTCTTGAAGGGCTTTTCTAGAGTAGACTGTAACTCCAAAAGTTGTTTCATTATAGTCTGGAGAATGAAAGTATCCTGCAAGAGGAATACAATATCATATTGACCTGCTGAGAGAAGATCAAGAAGCTTCTGTCTACCATATGGATCATTGTAGGGCGGCTTTAGATTCAAAGCGCTCATGGCAGTAAATACATTACCTGGGAACTTCTCTTTATCGTATGGATCGCCACTGTAGTTGATTCCAACTACATCAAGATCATACTTACCAGTTGCATCTAATCTCTTCCATATATTAGACATCACAGTTGAGAAACCCGTAGAACAACAAAAATCGCCCCAAGCCAATACCTTAATCTTTTCCATTAAAAATCTTTCCATGTCTTAGAGACATCGTTAAATGGTTTTGCAAATGTTTCTTGCCCTGGTGCTGCTCCCCACTTATTAATATAATAATCTCTATTCGTTTTAAAAGTATTATGGAATGAATCTGGCTTGATAGTCTGTGATCCAAAATGATAGTAAGGTGCAGAATTTGTACAACCGGCTTTCCAGCCAGCTAATTGAATTCTATAATGCATGTCGTTGTCTTCAAAATATGCAGGAATGAAATTCTCATCAAACTTACCGACAATCTCAGGCAACCTTCTATCAATCATAAAACAAGAAAAGTCAGGATGTTCTCTAAAATTACCAGTTATACCTGGATCGGGATATACAAGAGTCGCCAAAGGAGTCCCATAAGTCTGATCGATTTCTCCTCTTGTATTACAACCAGTGACCATCAATACATCTTCTGGTTGGTTCTCAAATTCGGCTACAAGGTTATCAATAGTGCATGGAGCAAAAATAATATCATCATTAATAACTAAAGCATAGTCAAAGCTCTTTTCATCAAAAGCTTCATCTATGCCTTTATTCCATGCAGCAGATAGAGGTTTAGGTTCTCTCCATTGAGGTAAAATGATAGGAGTCCAACTATGCTTAGTATTAACACTCTGTAATGCTTGAACTGCTCCACCAAAATTATTTACAATAGGAATAATTATTGCAATAGATTTCATATATTATATTATAACAGAGAGAAAGTAAGATGTCAAACTCTAAGTTTTAATAATATAATTAATGACTAGGTAAGCAGGAGCATCGGTCGCGGCTGTTCCACCAACACCAACCGTGATGCCGGTCGTTGCACTTGTCGTGGATTGCGGCGTGTAGCCAGCGCCGCTGCCGCCGGTGGTTACCTTGGCTTGCGTGATCTCGCCAACTCCAGTGATGTCCGCGATGTTATGCGTATGCCCAGGATCGGTAACTGTATGATTGTGCTTTGATCTTCTATTTGCAACGGCGACTCCATCGTTATTTCCAACAGTAGACACATCAGCATGAGTACCTTTGCCAACAGGCATACGGCCTCTCATATCTGGTAAAGTGAAGGTAGTAGATCCATCGCCAGATCCGTATAGGGTAGATACGGCATTGAATAGACCTGGATATGCAACACGGCCCACAGTAGATCCATCACACAATAACCACCCAGTAGGAGCAGTAACTCCTCCGTACATATGGATTATTCCGGGTGGACTATTCTGACTATCAGAAGATAATGTGGAATTAAAAAATGGCATAGTTTTATAAAGTAGTGATTCCGTGGACGGATGCTGTTATTGAATTTGTAGAGCCAGATGCCAATACTGCAATCAATGAGTCTCCCGCTGCAAACGCATAGAAGTCTGTAGTCTGTATGATTGCGGCAGGATTGATCATACTTCCTGATGGAATAATGGCATATGAATTATCGACTTTAGAGTTGATATAAAGACTTGCTCCACTACCGCCGGTCTTACTGTTGTTAGAAAGAACAATATTGCGAACAGTATATCGTTGTCCTGTAGGAACTATAAACATAGTTGTTCCACTTGCTGCAATATAACCTTGATAAAAACGTGAGATTGTATCTGACATATCTAATATTTCCCTTTATGCATAAATTCTTGCAGTTGCAAATGATGGTTTGTTATTAAGAACAAATTCAGTAGTTGCGATTTGTGTATTATTTGTTCCTGCTGTAGCGGTTGGCGCAGTTGGTATTCCTATGAATGCAGGAGAATCATTAGTCACCAGTGTAGTGCTATTTGGTGTTAAATAGACTATTGCATTATTTCCAATCAAGTCTATTGCATTATTGCTATTGCTTGATGTAATGGGGCCTCTTGTTAGAGTTCCAGCGCTATAGACTCCATTGCCGACTTCGCGGTTATTTCCATCTACAATGCCGTAAGAAACAGTTGTGCCATCGGGAATGGAAGTGAAGTCTTTAAAGCCAACAACGGCAGCGCCAAGAGTTATAGTTCCTGTACCAGCAGTATTAGTAGTTACTTGAACGAGGTTATAGAGGGCCATATCTATCTATTAAAACAGAGCATTTTTAGCTTTTATAGTGAGTTACTAGCTCTTTGTATCAATATTCTTATTGATATTTCTTGAGCGAACCTTGTTCACCATCGGCCTGAATACGAAGCCTGTCATGCGTAGTCCTACGCTGATATACGCAGGCGTTACATATCTAACTACTGCTAATGTATGGACTATTGCAAGGATAACTCTATGTAGACTCTTGGTAAGCATCCCTATAGAGGCTTGTGATACTGTTCTATTGAAGGATATTGCCTTGCCTAGGTTAATTGCACTCGCAACTGAAGCAGAGATTGTCTTGAATTCTGAGGCAGCTACCTTGATAAGTGAAGCCTGTGTATCAACGATAAACTTGTTGATGAAGAACTTGATTCCTCTTGTCGTAGTAAAGATGCTGTTCTGTACGATACTAGTGGCCTTATCTAGAGAGATATTGCGAGCAATATTAGACGCAGCAGAGATAGCCCTATTGATGAATATATTCTTGGCAATAGAGGAGATTGTTGTTACGGCTGCTGTGATTATGCGTCGATAGATCCTATTAATGGATAGTGTTGCTATTGTATTGACAGTTGAAATAAGTTGGTAAGGTATTCTCTTCGTAAGAGAAGTAGCTGTGTCTTGGATGAATCTGATGAACTTATTGATAGACATCGTCTTGGATGCGATAGACACTTGCTGAATTGTTCTCCTGAATGAGATAGCCCTTGAGAGGTTGATTGAACTAGCTACTGAGGTAGCGATGGTCTTAATTTCAGCAACAGAGATCTTGGTAACAGCAACTTGTGATGCTGTGATGAATTTGCTGACAAACAGTTGGACTCCCTTAGAGAACACGAAATAAGCAGATTGCATAGCGTAGACCGTTCTAGAAATTGCTCTAGATTGGAATAGAGTGGATGCTTGATTGACCATACGATTGAACAGCACTGACTTAGTTAATGAGACAGAATCCAATACTGTGGCGGCGATCATCTTAAGTTCGGTGATTGCTTTCTTAGCAACAACTATTTGTGTAGCTACTATGAATTTACCAACAAACATTTGGAAGCCCTTCGTGAACATATAGTACGAAGATTGAGCAGCTTGCAATGTTCTATCAATAGCTTTATTCTGTGTTAGGCTATTGAGTTGGTTAATAGACCTAGCAAATGAAATCGCTTTTGCAATGTTGATTGAGTTACTTACTGTTGCTGATATAAGCTTAACTTCAGCAACTGCGAGCTTGGCAACAGATAAGACAGTCGTAACAATGAACTTTCCAATGAACATTTGGAAACCCTTGGTAAAGGTGTATGTTGTATTCTGAATGAACGAAGTAGCTCTAGAGATGAACTTGACAGGACTTAGGCTAGAATATTGTTGAGCAAATATATTGAATAGAATTGACTTAGAGAGAGTGATGGAGTTGGCGACTGTTGCCGTAATAGTCTTAAGTTCAGCAACTGCAACCTTAACCAATGAAGATTGAGTGGCGACTACAATCTTGCCAACCAGCATCTGGAAGCCCTTTGTAAAGCCGTAGGCTGCTCCCTGCGCTATAGAGGTAAACTTTGCGATGGCCTTTGTCTGACTAAGGATGGATGACTGTACAACAGCGAAGGTAACCAATTTAGCCTTAGACAGAGTGACGGAGTTGCCGACAGTAGCCGTAATTGTCTTTAGCTCCCGAATGGCCCTCTTTACCACAGAAGACTGAGTCATAATAAGGATCTTTCCAACAATCATTTGGAAGCCCTTGGTAAATCCATAAGCGATATTCTGTGCCGTAGAGATGGATTTATCAATTGCCATATTGTATGCTAGATTAGAAGATTGGATTATATTGCGATTGAACATTATGAACTTAGCAAGAGACGCTGAATTAGATATAGTTATGGAAATTGCCTTTAGTTCTCTAAGGGAGATCTTAGCTACAACTAGCTGGGTTGCAGATATAATCTTATCGACAGCGATTTGTACACCCTTGGCAAATGTGAATGCTATTGTTTGTGCAAGATTAATTGTTGCTGAGACTGCCTTGATGCGAACAACCTGATTAGATTGATTGAACAATAGGCTTAAGTATATATCTTTAACAAGCGTTGCATTGCTATATACAGTTGCGCTTATTGTCTTAAGTTCGCTGATAGATCTTTTAACAACAGTTGCAGACGTTGTTGCAATAATCTTGCCTACTAGTAATTGGACTCCCTTGGCAAATACAAATACCGACGTTTGCACTGCAGCGATTATGACTGATATCGCATTGTATCTATAGAGAGTAGATGCCTGAGTAGCCACTCTATTGAAGAAGATGGACTTGGTTAGAGCCGGTGAAGTAGATACAGATACATAGATATACTTGAACTCTTGGATTGCTCTCTTCGCTACTGACGCAGATGATGAAACAATTGTCTTTGCAATTGAAAGGACGATGCCTCTTGTGAACATAGAGAATGTTGCCTGGACAGCTATGATAAACTTACCAATTCTCTTTGCAAGAGAGGCGTTCGTTGATTGATTTATATTCTTATTTAAATTAACTTGCAAGAGCAGGATCTTCGCATATTCATAGGCATATTCACCATAACCAATTGGATGTAGACCAGTAGCAAATCTACCAACAGCAGATCCAATCCGTGTCAATGGAGTGATTCTTCTTGTGTTGACGAGTACACTTATGAGTACGTGATGTAGTATTCCACTTATATTTAGGAATGCAGCAGAAGCCTGTGCGAGTCTAATAACCTTAGATGCTGCTTTTGTTATGAATGATTGAGTATTTGATACTATTGATTTATAGTAGAAAATATCCTTGATAAGGTTTATTGAGCTTGCTACAACAGTCTCAAGAGCTAAGAACTCATGTGCAACATACCTATGTATATGATAAAGTATAGTTACTGTAATTCTACTTATGGTAATGTTTATATTTTTTCTAATTGAATAGTAAACATCTTGTGTTATGTTCTTTCTAATAAGAACACTCTTTGTCAGATTGACGGAATTAGCTACAGTTGCTGAGATATTCTTGATCTCTTGCACAGTCACTCTTGCAACAGAAAGAACTGTACCTACAATAAACTTAGCAATGAACATTTGGAAGCCCTTGGTGAACCCAGGAACTGAAGATTGGATAATTTTACGATTAAAATTGATATCTCTAATTAACAAGTCTGGATCGATAACAACTGCGAATCTCTTGAATGAGATACGCTTAGAAAGTCTCACAGAGTTAGCAACGGTAGTAGCAATTGTCTTTAGCTCTTGACCTGTGAGCCTGACCATAGATGCTTGTATTTCAATTATGATCTTACCTACGAACATTTGGAAGCCCTTGGCAAGTGAATAGGCAGTCTGTTGTGATACAGAGATGAATTGAGCTATAGTTCTTGATAGAGATAGACTTGACAACTGAGCCACAAGGCGTCTAAGCTCAACGACCTTGGCTAGTGATACAGAGCTTGCGACTGTTGTACTTATTGTCTTAAGATCTGCAATTGTCTTCCTGACAACAGATGATTGTGTGACAGTAAGTATACGACCAACGAGTATTCCTACAGCCTTAACTGTGCCATATGACATTGTTTGGACTAATACGATGAGCTTGGAAATAGCCTTAGATAAGGTTGCTGAAGAAGCTTGAGATATTTCTCTATTGAATGAAATAAGTTTATTTAGAGATATAGAGTTAGCAACTGTTGCTGAAATTGTTTTTAGTTCTGCTACTGTGAGCTTTGAAACAGTCATTTGAGTTGCTACTACGAACTTAGCAACAAACATTTGGAAGCCCTTCGTAAAGCTGTAGGCAGCTGTTTGTGCAAACGTGATTGTCTTAGATACAACCTTAGTGAGGTTAACAATTACTGATTGTCCAATAGCCCTATTGAATAGAATACTCTTTGTAAGATTGACTGTGCTGGATACAGAAGCAGATACTGCCTTTATGTGTGCGATGCTTGCTCTATTCACAGTTACGACTGTATTCACAGACCCAATAATGGTTAGTGAAATGTACTTAACAATTGATGCAGAGATGCCTTGAGCGATGCTAATTGCCTTATTTATGCTCTTAGTAACAGTTACTTGTGTGTTATTGATAATTGCTCTATTGAACACGATATCCCTGGCAATCTTTGTATTACTGCTAACCGTAAGAGCAATGGTCTTGATATCAGAGATAGTCTTTCTAGCAACTGACATCTGCGTTGCGATAACGAACTTACCAACTAACATCTGGAATCCCCTGGTAACCCCATAGGCTGCGCCTTGAGCAATAGCAATCGCTCTGTCTATGGCATTGAATCTCTTTAGGTTAGAGGATTGGCTAATGAATCTACTGAACAGGATATCCTTAGTTAGATTAATTGAATTAGCTACAGCTGCGGTAATTGCTTTAAGTTCAGAGATTGCTAGCTTAGCAACAATTGGTTGAACCCCTACTACAAGCTTACCAATGAACATCTGGAATCCTCTAGTGAACCCATATGCCATAGCCTGAGTAAATGAAGTGGCTTTAGAAATAAACTTTTGAGGAGCAATCGTAGAGGATTGACTTGCGTTACGATTAAATGCAATTGATTTTATGATAGAAGCAGTATTAAATACTGAAGCCGTGATTGTTTTAAGCTCTGCAATGGCTCTTCTTACAACTACAGCTTGTATCGCCACTATGAACTTGCTAATGAATAACTGGAAACCTCTCGTAAAGACATAGACTGTTGTCTGTGAAAGCTGGAGGTACTTAGATACAATCTTGGAAGAATTGATTGTATTAACTTGTGACGCAAATCTAGTGAATAGAATTTCCTTGCTAAGATTCGCTGTATTAGCTACGCTTACGGCAATGGTCTTGAGATGAGCGACGATATCTCTAATAGTATCGGTGACTGTGTTAACTGATGCAAGAATTGTTAGAGAGACATTCTTAACAATTGATGCAAATGTTCCTTGGGTCGCAATAACAAACTTATTGATAGTTTTAAATAGAGCAACTGTTGAGGATTGTGCTACTACTCTACTAAAGGCGATAGCCTTATTGAGATTGGCTGTATTTGCAACAGTAAGAGAGATAGTCTTAAGCTCTGCAATTGTTGTTCTAGCAAGAGTTATCTGAGTAGAAGATAGGATCTTACCGACGACCATCTGGAAACCCTTGATAAACCCGTAAACAGCGCCTTGAGAAGCGTAGAGAGTTTCTCTGATGTGCTTAACAAAAGTAAAGCTCAGGGGGGTTGTGACTACCTTATGCTGCTGCACTGCCTTCACCAAGGATGCAGGACTTCCTACCGTTGCTAAAATGGTCCTGAGGTGAGCAATATGAGTCTTAGTTACAGTTACTACTGTGGTAACTATACTGCGTATGGTTAGAGATATATTCTTAGCTAGAGTAGCAACCGCAGATTGGATAGCCTCCAAGGTCTTACCAATAAGCTTAGTTATTGTCGCAGATATATTCTGAGTAACAAGCGTACTTAAGAATATAGCTTTTGTAATATTTACATTGCTAGCGGCAGCAAACGTGATTGCCTTAAGTTCCTGAACAGTTTTTCTAGCTACGGCTATTTGAGTGGCAGATATGATCTTGCCTACAACCATCTGGAAGCCCTTCGTGAAGCCGTAGGCCATGCTCTGAGCGAGAGATGTAGTCTTAGAGATAAACTTAGCAGGATTCAAGACAGAGGCTTGTGACGCACTTCTATTAAAGACAAGGTCTTTGATTAGAGTAGCTGAATTAGATACAGATACAGAGATAGTCCTGAGATGTGCTACTCCCATCTTGCTAAGAGTTACAGATACATTAACAACACTAGATATTGTTAGGTAAACATTTCTTCTAATTGAATACGAAGCACTCTGTATGAAGTGAACAATCTTTGAGATTGCTTTAGCGATTTCAGAACTAGATGATTGAGTAGCATTGCGACTGAATAAGATGGCCTTTGCAATTGAAGCTGAGTTTGAGACGATAGCCGAGATAGCCTTGATTTCAGCAATTGCTTTTCTGGCTACAGCAATCTGTGTTGCAACGATAAACTTGCCAACGAGCATCTGGAAACCCTTAAGGAAGGTATAGGCTGTATTTTGTACAAAGGCAATCGTAAGAGATACGACCTTGTTTAAAGATACAATAGATGATTGTGTAGTAAGTCTAGTAAACAATATATTCTTGGCAACATTCGCTGAACTCATTACTGCTAGTGAAATTGTCTTAATTTCACGAATAGATCTTCTTACCAGAGAAGACTGAGTATCGACAATGATCTTACTAATGAACATTTGGAAGCCCTTGGTAAATCCATAAAGAGCGCCCTGTGTTACTGATAAGGCTGTCCCAATAAACTTATTGAATACGAAATTAGAAGCTACTAAGGTAGGCTTGTGTTGCTGCACTGCTTTAATAAGCGATGTTGGATTTGAGACTGCTACAGCAATTGTCCTGAGATGTGCAACGTGTGTCTTAATCAGAGTTACTATAGTAGAAACAGATGCCTTAATTACTAGAGAGATTCTCTTTGCAATATTTACTGAAGTGCTTTGTGATGCATATATGAATTTGGAAATCGCCTTGGCTATTGTTGATGACGAACCTTGGATTAGGGATCTATTAAATAAGATTTCCTTAGCTAATGATACTGAGCTAGATACAGTGGCAGAGATTATCTTGAATTCTTCCGCTGCTCTCTTGACTACAGTGGCTTGTGTTTCAACAATGAATTTAGAGATGAACATCTGGAAGCCCTTGGTGAACCCAGGAACTGAAGATTGATTTACGTTTCTGCTGAATGATATAAGTTTAAGTAGGTTGATTGAATTGGCGACTGAAGCAGAGATAGTCTTCAGTTCGCTGACTGTTCTTCTTATTACTGAAGACTGGATTACGACTACAATCTTTCCTACGATCATTTCAAAACCCTTGGCTAAAGCAAAGAATGAAGATTGAACAACATCTATTGCTTTAGAGATAGTTTTGTTGTGCTGTAGGTTATTAGATTGTGTAATAAATCTGCTGAATGAGATAGCCTTTGTCAAATTGACAGAGCTAGATACAGATGCGGAGATAGCCTTGATCTCAGCAACAGCGACTTTGGCAACAGAAACAACAGAGGCAACGATGAACTTGCTAATGAATAGCTGCACTCCCCTAGAGAATACGAAATAAGAGCTTTGTACAGCATTAACAAATTTGTTAGTTGACTTGTGTGAAGATAGATTACTTGCTTGAGAGATGCTTCTATTGAATAAGATTGATTTGGCGATAGATACTGAATTTGATACAGTAGCAGAGATCGTCTTAATCTCTTTAACTGCTCTTCTGACAACAGATGCCTGAGTATCTACGATGAACTTACTGACAAATATCTGTACGCCCTTGCTAAAGACATAGAATGTAGATTGTGCAATAGATACCGCTCTAGAGATAGCCTTACCGCGTATTAGAGTGGCAGACTGAGATGAGATTCTATTGAATGAGATATTCTTGACTAAAGTAGCTGCATTAAAGACAGAGACAGAGATGGTTCTGAGATGTGCAATGTGAGTTTTGGTCACAGTCGCAATTGTATTTACAGAGGCACTAAGTGTTAATGCAACTAATTTTGCTATTGCAACAAGTGAGCCTTGGATGGCACTAATATTCTTGTGTATGGCATTAGTGCGAGCAACTGACGTAACTTGATTGAATGCACGATTGAAGAAGATATTTTTCGTAATATTGACTGAATTTGCAACTGAAGCAGCAATCGCCTTAAGTTCCGCTATAGACTTTTTGACCATTGATGCCTGGATAGACACAATAACCTTGCCCACGACCATTTGGAAGCCCTTTGTGAAGCCATATAACGCTCCCTGTGCCGCAGATACAAACTTTGTGATGGCCTTTACTGGTCCAAGCGTAGATGACTGTAGAACGGTTAAGGTAAGCGACTTGGCCTTAGACAGAGTAACGGAGTTTCCAACAGTGGCCGTAATCGCTTTGAGTTCTTGAACAGTTTTCCTAGCTACAGAGCCTACAGACGCGACTATTGTCTTTCCAACGAGGATTTGTACGCCCTTGGCGAAGACAAAGAATATTGCTTGTCCGGCGGAAACAGCTTTAGAGATAAACTTTGTGAGGTTTAAACTAGAGCTTTGCAACAATTGTATTGCATACACGGTGGACTTTGCAACACTTACTGAGTTAGAGACTGAAGCGGCAATTGCTTTAAGCTCCTGAACAGTCATCCTTGCTACAGAAGCCTGGATTGCAACGATGATTTTACCAACAGCAATTTGAACGCCCTTTGCGAAGGTGAACGCTATGCTCTGAGAAATTGATACGGCTTTATTAATAGCAACATTTCTCGTTAAACTGCTTGATTGATTTACAAACCGATTAAATACAATTGCCTTCGCTATTGAAACTGAGTTAGCTACAGATATTGCAATCATCTTAAATTCTCTTATGTTGTCCTTGGCAACAGTCACGACTGAAGCAGAGATGATCTTGGCAATATCAAGAGTTATCGCCTTGAATGGCATTGAGTAGGTGGCTACGCTAGAGGCGACACCCTTAGAGACATCAATAATGCGAGCTATTGAAGATGATACTTGTGTAGATATAGTTTGGTATATAGCTCTATTGTTTGTTAGAGCAACAGTTGCTGCTTGAGCAAAATCAACAAATCTAGAGATTGCCTTTGTTAGACGAGAAGTAGATGACTGTACAATTATGCGATTGAAAAGAACACTCTTCATAAGATTGACTGAGTTAGATACTGTCGCTGAGATAGCCTTAAGTTCACTAATAGATCTTCTTACGACTGAGGCAGATACATCAACTATAGTCTTGCTGACAAAGAGTTGCATTCCTCTAGTAAAGACAAAGATAAGGCTTTGAGCGAATGCAATAGTTTTACTTATAGCCTTGGCGATGAAGACAGTTGATGATTGAGTGGCGATCCTATTAAATAGAACGCTCTTGGCTATTGTGGCTGAGTTGGCTACAGCTGCAGAGATAAACTTAAGTTCCTGTACTGTTCTGCGAATAACTGAAGCCTGTGCATCGACAATAATCTTTCCAACCACCATCTGGAATCCTTTTACAAAGCCGTAAGATAAAGACTGAATGGAAGAGGTTGTCTTTGCAATGAATTTATTTTGTGCGAGGCTTTCTGATTGAGTAGCAAGTCTATTGAATAAGATTGCCTTCATTAGAGATGCTGAGTTTGCAACTGCAACAGAGATGGCCTTCAGGTGAAGAATAATGTCTGAATTGACTGATACTTGTGTTGCAACATTAATACCCTGAATGAGCTTATTGATAGCCTTGGTTATATAAGCAACAATGCTTTGTGAGACAATTATTGTTTTTGATATAAACTTTGTTAATGTAGATGTAGCAGACTGGGAAGCCGTTCTATTAAATAGGATGTTCTTAAGTACACTGACAGAACTTAATGCTGTAGCTGAAATGGTCTTAAGTTCTTGTACTGCTTTGCGGACAACAGAAGCATCCGTGGCAATAATAATCTTTCCAACCACCATCTGGAAACCCTTGGTAAATCCATAAGCTGCTCCTTGAGAAGCAGATACAAATTTACCAATAGCCTTAGTCGGAGAGAGACTGGATGACTGCAGAATCGCCAGAGTAAGTGACTTAGCCTTAGAAAGAGTGACAGAGTCTGACACAGTGGCAGAGATCGTTTTAAGCTCTTGGACTGTTTTCCTAATGACAGAGCCAACTGTACTTACAATAAACTTGCCAATAGCCATGCGGAACCCTCTGGTGAATCCATAGGAAGAGGACTGTGTTACGCGACGAACGAGAGATGTTTCTTTAGCTAGGAAACCTGAATTAACAGCACCCGCTAATCTCTTGAATGAGATAAGTTTAGCAATATTGACAGAATCAGCTACTATGGCAGAGATTGTCTTTAGCTCTTTAACTGCTTTTCTAATAACTGAAGCTTGAGTGAAGATAACAAACTTGCCGACAAGCATTTGGAAACCCTTGGCAAGGGCATAGTTAGTAGATTGAACAACAGAGATAAGTTGACTAAAGGCTTTTGCAGCACTTAGATTTGAAGACTGGGTAATGGATCTAGCGAATGAGATAGCCTTAGAGATTGAGGCTGATGCTACCACAGAAGCTGCAATAGTTTTCAGATCTTTGACCGTTTTTGTTACGACTGAAGATTGAGTTGCAACTACAAACTTCCCGATAAAGAACTGGATGCCTCTTCCAAGTCCAAATGACGCGCTTTGTGCAGCTGAAATAGTTCTAGAGATAAGGTTATTGCGGGATAGATTTGAGCTTTGTGAAGCAGATCTATTGAACCCAATATTCTTAAGTAGAGATGCTGTTCCAAGTACAGAAGCAGCGATGGCCTTAAGATGCTGAATATGATCTTTGGCAACATTGACTGTAGTTGTCACACTTGAAGCAATAGTTAGTGCGATAGCCTTAATAACAGCAATGAACAAGCCTTGCGTAGCCAAGATTGTCTTGGCTATGGCATTTGTACGAGCAATATTGGCAGATTGACTTACTAAGCGATTAAAGAGGATATTTTTTGTAAGATTTGCAGAGTCGGCTACTATGATAGCAATGGTCTTAAGCTCATGGACTATTGTGGTAGCAAGAGATGATTGAGTAAGAGCAGTGATCTTGCCGATAAATAATTGAATTGCATGACTAAATGCAAATGAGGGACTCTGAATAAATGGAATGCGCTTGGCAATTGCTTTTCCTATCGCATTAGGAATAGAGGTGAGAATAGATGCAGCAAGGATCACAGCTTTTAGGATATAAAGGAACGAAAGAACATTCTGCGTAGCAGACACCAATAGAACATATGCTTTTTTATTTTCCCTAACAGAAGTAGAAACAGAAGTCTCAAGGGGGATATCATGCTGAACACTGCCGTCTGTACCTAAAGAGTCGTCGCCTAGTGGGTAAAATTCCATCTATTGCCTATCTATGAACTATCTACAGATTATGCTAGAGTTTTTACCTTATTTTGTGCATTGACTTTTTTATTTAGCATACCAGCCATCGCCCCAGAGTGTTTGAAGGTTATTAAACCATTTATCAAACATGGGTCCTACGGCTTCTAGTGAATAGTTATCTATTGCATACTGACGCACAGCATTGCGATCAAGGCTTGCAGCCTTCTCAACGCCTTCTATGGCCTCACGGAGCAGTCTGAAACGGTATCCGCTTACGTCATTCTTGACTGTTTCGCTAAAAGCACCCCAATCTGTGGTGATTACAGGTGTTCCAGACATCATTCCTTCAATGGCTACACCGCCAAATGGCTCAATATAATAGGTTGGAGTAAGTAGAGCGACTGCTCCACCAAGGAATTCGGCCCTTTGTTGCACATTTACTGGACCAATAAATTCAACATCTCCAGGTAGATTCATATGACCTGCACCAGCAATCTTTAATGGCATACCCATATCTTTGGCTATTTGAGCAGCAGTTTCTACACCCTTACGATGAATAAGTCTGCCTAGGTAAGCTAGGTAACCGCCTTTTCCTTCTCCAATAGTGGGGAAATCGGCCATATCAAAGTAATTTGGAATTACAGCGTCATACCATCTACCATCATTGATATTGGCTTTGCCATAGATATGATGCATCCAGGCATATGATTCAAATGCACATCTTGAGGTTAAGATACCTTCATATCCTACTCCTGGCTCACAATAAAGAAGATCAGGAAGAGCATCTTGGATAGCCTTTTGTGACCAACCAGATGCTAGAAGAACAAGATCGTGAGGATCTGCGTTTTCCTTGATACCCTCAATGGCTCTTTGATTAAAGAGCCTCCACTCATCATCATTAGGCCACGCAGGAAGTCTTGATGAATCATCTTCACCAAAGATGCCAATGCGCTCTTCATTTGTAAGACAAACTACTAGTTTGGCATAAGTCTCATCGCTGCCTTCGGGCGCGTAAAGAATAACTTCATGACCAATAGCAGTCATCATTTTGCAGAACTTCAATGCCTTCGCCGTATATGCACAACCGCAAAACTCTGCGGTTACTTTAGTATGGGGCATTGCAACAAGGTGTAGTCTCATATTTGATATCCTATAATAATTAAATATATTATAGCATAAAATAATTAATTAGGCTACAAACCAATCCAAGCAACGATGCTACTTGCACCGCCACCGCCACCAGTTGGGCCAGTTGCACCAGTTACTCCTGTCTCACCTGTGACTCCGGTTACACCAGTAGTAGTTGGACCAGTCACTCCTGTAACTCCTGAAGGACCAGTAACTCCTGAAGCACCAGTAACTCCTGAAGGACCGGTAACGCCGGTCACTCCGGTAGCAGTTGGACCAGTAGCTCCAGTTACTCCTGAAGGACCTGTAACGCCTGTAATGCCTAGAGCGCCAGTACCGCCAGTTCCTCCTGAGGGGCCAGTAGAGATAGCAGCAATGACCTGTCCTCTCCAGTTAATAAAGTATCCAGATGTTGCTGAATCTGCAGTAAAGATAGGCTTAGAAACTTGTCCCACTGTAGATGGTGCTGTGGCAGTAAGTGTTCCTGCAGTATCTGCGCTCAAGAAAAATACGGAGCCTGGAATCAATCCAGAAAGACCATCTATGTAGCCACTTAATGTTAGAGTAAAGTTATCAGGATCTATAATTGTAGAGACTATTCCAATTACATCAGATGTAGTATCACTGTCTGCCTTGGCTTTTAAATAAGAAGATCCTCCGTAATAGAGTACGTGTCCAACATTAAAACCGTGAGATGATTGGTTTATATTTTTTATACCACCAGCACCACCGCTTCCAGCAGGACCAGTTGGGCCTGTGAAACCTTGTCCAGTTGGGCCAGTAGCTCCTGTTGCTCCCGTTACTCCCGTGGAACCAGTGGACCCAGCAACTCCCGTGACACCTGTGACACCTGTAGAACCTGTTACGCCTGTGGTACCGGCAGGGCCAGTGACTCCTGTTGAGCCAATCCCAGCAGTAATAGCTATAAATAATTCATGATTATCTGGAAAATCTGTATATCCTGTGCCACTAGAGGTTTGATAGGTGAGTGGAATCGTCCAATAGGTTGCTCCTGAATGTACCGGAGTGCTGCTAACAATCCAATCTTGATAGTTATTAGAGAGGGTTTTGTCTTGAATTAAAACATTGCTTCCTGTAGTTATCAAGGAGAGGAATGCGTCTACGTCAAATCCATCTGATGTAATATGATTGATGGTGATGCTTGTAGAATCTCTTTGTGTTGAATCACTCCAGCGAATATAACCTTCAGCAGGTTCTCCACCTTGGGTATTTGCATCAGTTTTATAGACACCTAAAATACCAGCTGAATAACCAGCGGGGCCAGTTACCCCTGTTACTCCAGTTGCGCCTGTAGCGCCTGTTACCCCTGCACCAGTTGATCCAGTTAGGCCAATAACGCCGGTGACTCCGGTCTGACCTGTAGTACCTGTGGGTCCAGCTGGACCCGTTATTCCACTAACACCAGTGACTCCGGTTACACCAGTTACGCCAGAAGGACCAGTCACCCCTGTAACGCCTGTTACTCCTGTTGATCCGGCGGGACCAGTTGGACCAGTGGGAATGCCTGTTAAGTGTTCACCAGATCCATAAAACGCAGGAGAATGAATTTCTCCCGTAAAATTTTGAGGAGATGCAGATTGAAGATCCGCTATGTTAGCATTAGTGGGTGTTATGTATACAATAGCACTTCCACTTAAGCTAATAAGACCATCGCCATTTGTAGAGTTAATAACATTTCTTGTTAAAGTTTGGGCTATGGAGTTATAAGTACCATATCCGACTTCTTTATTATTGATGTCAATAATGCCATAAGGGACAGTTTCTCCATCAATTACATGAGCATCAGAAAAGCTTAAAAAGCCAGAAGTTGCTGGCCCTAGAGAGATTGTGCCTGATCCTACAGTAGAAGTAGTTACTTGTACAAGGTTGTAGATAGCCATATCTAATATTAATACAAAGTTACTGCTTAAATGTAAGTCTTGTTACCTGAAAACTCTTGTAATTATAGAATATGCAGCGCTGTAATTTCCCGATGTTCCATTGCCAGCCTGGATAGTATTGTTCCCAGTAGTTCTATAGGCTTTTATAGAATATTGATGATTTCCAGATGAAGGTGTGAATATTCTAGAAGTTGTTATCGGGTATGATACTGAGTCCATGGTGCTTACTCCTATGAATCCTTTTGATACTCCGTCTTCAAAAAGTACAAAATATGTATCACTAGACGTACTGGATGTCAATGCGTTGCAACTAAATTCAATTTGGACTAGAGTTACTCCATCGCAAGGGATAGAGTCATGGCTAAAGAGAGATACAGCAGTAGCTTCAGATGTTCCACTGACAGTAATAGCAGATTGAGTAGATTTGTAGCTAAGGATTGATCTGGTATTACGACCAACTTCTATCCATTTTGTGCCATCATATTGGAAAGTCACAGATTCACCAGAATAGATGCCAAAATTCTTACTGTCTCTTAGTTTTAAATTATCTGACCCAGTATCATGACTTAGTATAAGTATGTCACTTTCAGAAGCAATGAGAATAACGGTTGATCCAGTAGTTCCACCAGTCATCGTGCTTATTGTATTTGTTCCAGTAATTAAATGAGTATAGTCTGGAGTAATTGCAATAGAGCCACTAGAGGCTATGGTTGAAATACTAGCGGGTATAGCTGCTCCAGTAGCACCAGTAGGGCCAGGATATACTTGTAGAGAGCTACTAGCCATTACGATATCCTTCTCATTATTGAATACATTGGGCCTGGATTAGACCCTGATGAAGTACCAGCGCCTGCAGATATAGTCGTTGGATTGCTTCCTGAATTCAATAATCTAATACTATATTCATGGCTTCCAGATGTCGGTGTTAAAAGTTGTGAAACAGAAGATGGGTAAGTTGCCGTAATATTTGAATATCCCATTTTGCCTACAGAAGAACCATTGTCAAATAATATTACAGAAAAGCTTGTGTCGGCTAAGTCAAGTTTAGGCATAAAGTACATAATTTCTATTGCAGTAGATCCATCAAACTCAAATTGATCATGAGTAAGGGCTAGACTAGCAGTGGCCTCAGTATTATGATTGATAGTTTTTGAAGAAGATGATGATTGATGAGACAATACTTTTTGAATATTGCGACTTATTTCAATCCATTGAGTTCCATCATTCTGAAACATTACTGAATCATCAATATAAAGACTAACATCCTTAGAATCTCTCAATAAAAGGCTATTTGATCCAACGCCATTCTGCAGAGTAAGATAAGTTTTTCCGGGGATGTCAGGAGGAGGGAATACATCTGATTTTATATTTATAATATCCCCAGGTGATCCCCCTGTCATGGATTGGATAATCTGATTATCCCCAAGCTGTATATAGTTTGTGGAGTAGGGGGTTATTGCAATAGAAGAATCTGAATATATATGAATAGATCCTGAATTATGAGTAGGACCAGTGGGTCCAGTTTGTCCCATTGTTCCTATATATACTTGTGAAATACTACTTGTCATTGTATATCCTAAATCGCTCTTCTTATTACTGAGTAAGCATTTCCATAATTACCTGAACTACTATTTCCTGCTTGAATATAATTTGAACCTGGACTTTCAACAGTTCCCAAAACTCTAATGGTATATTGTACTGATGAGTGAGGAGGAATAAAGTATCGAGAGTATGATCCAATGTAACTAGAACTTTGGATATTTCCTTTTCCCATGTATCCAATATCCGCAGTATAGACCGTTCCTGCCCATATCTGTATTGATATACCATCGCTACCATAGGGTTTTTGAGCGGTAATTGCTGGACAATGAAACTTAATTTCAATAGGAGTCGCACCATCAAACGTGATAGCATTATGTGCTATTACGAGTTGTGCTATAGAGAACTGTCCACCAGTGAAAGGCACTGTCGAAGATATTGATTGAAAATCTAATATATCTTTTAGATTTCTCCCGACTTCATTCCATGATCCACCATCATATTGAAAAGTAATAGACTCGCCAGCATAAAGACCAAGTGATCTTGATCCAACTAAACTAAGTGTGTCTTGTGTAAAACCATCACCATTGGTAATGATAATACAAATTCCAGATGATTGAGCAGAAGCGACCAAGGTCACTGTATACCCTTGGATACCACCAGTCATTTTAGTAATGGGGACTACGCCAGTGATAAGATGTGTATATCCAGACGTAATGGCTACTGTAGACGCAGAAGCTATTGTGGATATTCCATAGGGAGCAGCTGCGCCACTAGGACCAGCAGGACCCATATAAGTCTGTTCAGAGCTACTAGTCATTATATTATTCCCATTCCTCTTATTATGAGGAAGTTATTTTATCAATATAAGACCAGTTACCCTATACCAAGACCAGGATACTTATCATAAGCATCAGGGAAGCATTCGTCCCTGCTATCGAATTGATCCGATACAAAACCATCCGGATGTTCATACCACCACTTGCCTTGAGTATTAACAGTCCTGTCTTCGTTATACGTTGTGTCTGTTTTGATGACTAGTTGCATTAGAGCGCCCTGCTGATCTTGATGTACGTCGGCGTGTAGGTCGTCGTTGTGCCTGCACCGGCCTGAATCACGCCAGTACCACCGTTAACATATCCGCGCATTGAATAAGTGCGAGAACCAGATGCCGGTGTAAGCCGAGTCACATATGTGCCGAAGCCAAAACGGGTGTTCTGAATGCCCGGGGAGTCCCCGATGCGTCCGCGGTTCGTGCCGTCTTCGTACAGGATCAGACTAACGGTGCCGTTTACGACGTTAGGGGTGTCAATGGCTGCGGCAAAATAGGTGATATCGACTGGTGTTGCGCCGTCTGATGTAAACGCTGTGGCGGTCACAATGGTGTTAGCGGTACCGGCCGTTGTGGCAGTGATGTTTGTGTTCGAGGTGCCTTGCACGTAGTCGAGGACGCTGCGAAGGTCGCGGCCGATCTCGACCCATTTCGTTCCGTCATACATGAACGTCACGCTCTCACCCGCATAAATGCCAAGATTAGCGGAGTCACGCAAACTCAAAGCATTGGACGTAGTTCCGTTGTTAAGAACAACACACACACCAGTAGCCTGTCCGCTTGCAACAAGTGTTACATAACTACCAAGAACTCCACCAGTCATTGCACTAATACCAGTTGTACCGGTAATAAGATGAATGGAATTATTAGTGATAGCAATGCTTGATGCAGAGGCTATTGTAGAAACACCAGCAGTAACAGTACCACTAGTCTTTTGACTACCAGTATTAGTGAATAAATTCCATGCCATTGCTTATGCTATCCTCATTTCTCTTATTATAAGACAGTTGTTCTTGAAATATAAGTTTAATTTGTATATCCAGATAAAAGTCTACTAACTCTTATCCCTCCATTTACATAAGCACCTGCACCACCGACACCAGAGGTTACGTTCCCACCATTTACTGTTTGCCACAGTCTTACATTGTATGTATGAGCGCCTGCTGTAGGTCTTATTGTCGAAATTCCAGTAAATGAAGCATAATCTGCACCACTGGCACATGTTTTTCGTTCGACCATATAGCCTGTATTTGTACTTCCATCATAAACAGTAGCAATAACGTAATTACCGGCTATAGCTGGAGGCGCACAAGTTGGGGCAAAAACTTCAAGAGTAATATATGTTGCACCATCATATGTTATGCTGCTTGTTGAAGCAAACAATGTAGATGATGAGGTATCAGTTGTTGTAATGGTTGTAATAGCAGATGTAGTAGCTTTATTCTCAATGATAGTTCTTAAATTACGGTTAATTTCAACCCAATATGAACCGTTGTATTGAAAAGTCACTGATTCACCGGCATATATACCTAGATTTATAGAATCTCTAAGAGAAAGATTGTTTGTTGATGTACCATGATTTAAAACAACACAAGCTCCAGCGGCTTGATTGGATGCTATAAGGGTAACTATGCCTCCTAGTACTCCTCCGGTCATATTGGTAATACCTGTTGTACCTGTAATATAGTTAATGGCGTTATTGGTTACAGCAATAGACGACGCAGAAGCTACTGTGGCAACTCCAGTTGTCTGTTTTGTTGTGTTTTTCTTAATAGATCCGTAGTTTGTAAATAAATTCCAAGACATAATGTATCTTTCTAATTTTTTATGAAGAAATGGATGCGGGAGATCTTACTACTCTTAGGTATGAACCTGCATAAGTAGCGCCTCCAATTGTTGTTGCGGCAGTTACGGAATTAGCGCCTAATTTATACTGATATGCACCAGATGTTCCGGATCCAGGCTGTAATCTAATTCTTCCATGTCCAGGTCTATGAAAATTACCAGCGCTACTAGGATCAGAATACCTAGCTATTCTTCCAATTGCTGTTTGGCTATTGACTTCCCATAAGGTAAGATACAAATTTGCATTAATAAGAAGGGAATAAAGATCTGATAGATACATTTCAATATCAACATAAGTGACTCCATCGTATGTTATATTGTCCGTTGTGGCTACATTGAAAACACCCGCAAAAGTCTCGCTATATGAAGTTGTCACAGAAGTATCTGCTGTAATAGATTTATAGTTAATAATCTCTTTTACATTACGATTGATTTCAACCCAATATGAGCCTGTGTATTGGAAGGTAACCGATTCGCCATTATATATACCGAAATTTGCCAAGTCTCTAAGAGAAAGGTTATTTGATCCGGTTCCATGCACTAGGATAAGACAGCCACCAGTTGCTTGACCGGAAGCAGAAAGAGTTACGGTGTCCCCTGGCGCTACACCAGTCATAGAGCTTATAGATGTTGTCCCTGTAATATAATTCACAGTATTGCTAGTTATTGAAATAGAGGCAGCAGATGCTACGACAATAGGACTATTCCCACCTGAATTATATTTGGTAGATCCATTATTTGTAAAAAAATTCCATGCCATATTGATAATCCTTAATATTTAAGCATAAGATAGAGATCTTGCAATTCTGAAGTATCCTGTGCATTGGCCTCCTGAATTATTAGTTCCAGCCACTGCAGCAGATGAACTGACTCCAGAGCTGTCACGATTAGCTGTTAATCTATATGTAGCAGATCCAGCTGAAGGAGTAAAACGATAAGAGTTTTTCATTGAAAAATACTCTTGTCCTGCATTGTCGGGTTGGTAATATAAAAAGTAACTACTTATCTGGATGCTAGAAGGAGAAGTTTGCCAAAATAAAACACGACTAATTCCATTTACATTTAAACTTGAATATATATATGGAATATGATATTCAAGAGACATTGGAGTAGTTCCATCAAATGACATTGCGCCCAAGTCAGCTATTAATGTTCCACCAGAGTTTCCTGAAGTTGAAGTAGTTGCAGTAATTGTTGTTGCAGTAGTAACTCTAACTGTTTGGAGAATAGTTCTTATATTACGATTAACTTCAACCCACTTAAAACCATTATATTGAAAAGTAACTGATTCACCGGCGTAAATACCAAAATTTTGATTATCTCTTAATGAAAGATTATTTGATCCAGTTCCATTTGCTAAGATAAGACATGTACCATTAGCCTGACCCGAAGCTTGAAGAGTAACGATGCTTCCAGGCACTCCATTAGTCATAGAAGAGATAGTTGTTGTCCCCGTAACTGAATTCACGGTATTGTTTGCTATGGCAATAGAAGATGCTGAAGAAACGGTAGCAAAATCATATGTAGGACTATTAATCTTCTGCTGTCCACTATTATTAAAGAATTTCCAGGCCATACGATTCCTGCCCTAGTTTAGGTACTAGTGATTCCATGGACAGTGGCGGTAATTGTACCGCTGACTGATGCTGCGGCAAATAATGAGTCTCCAGCATTAAGAACATAGATGTCTGTGGATTCTGCCCATTCTCCAGCACCAATGACAATGCCGCTTGGCATAATATAATTAGAAGAAACGGCAATATTGTTATATCCACAAGCAATTGAAGCACTTCCTGTACCTACATTACTAAATACAATATGCTTAATAGTAAAGTTTGTGGCAGCAGGAGCTACTCCTGTAATATTGGTTCCAGAAGGAGCTAGATACCCCTGATAAAATTTAGTGACAACATCAGTCATTGTGTTAATCCATTCATTCTATATATTATTCTTGGTTGTAGAGTAAAAATAAAGGTTTTGGGCAAAATTAATATTAATTAGCCTATACCAATGCCGGGAAACTTCTCGTACGCATCAAAAAAAACACCTAGTGAAAAAGTTCGGAGACATTAGATGTCCCGCTCAATGCGAATGAAACCCTGCCCGTTATCGCCGGTGGCGCTCGGATTATCGGTTGTTCCCCATTCTCCGTTTGAGGTTGCGCGAAAAGCACGAATTGAGTAGGCGCGAGCCGCAGCCGTAGGCGTCAACCGAACCTGCGTGAACAGAGTCAAGGACTGCGCGGAAGCGACCGCACTGTTACTTAGGTACGCGACTCGGTTTTTTGCGGTAGCGCCATCCCACAGGTTTGCAAAGACCGCGCTACCGGCTGTTGAACCGGTCGCCCAGTAGTAGAGGTAGAGGGTGATTACAATGGGCGTTGCACCATCAAACGTAATCGAAGATGCTGTAGCCAACGTGTTTCCGCCAGCCACGGTCGTTGACGAAATACTGCCGGAAGCTTCAGCAAAGTTGTACGACAGCACTTTGCGAAGGTCGCGGGCAATCTCAACCCACTTTGTTCCGTCGTACACGAACGTGACGGACTCACCAGCGTAAATCCCTAGGTTTGCGGAGTCACGCAGCGACAGGTTGTTGGTAGATGCCGCATGGTTGAGAACGACACAGACGCCCGTGGCTTGCCCTGAAGCGATGAGAGTTAATATTGAACCACTTGTGCCACCTGTAACGGTAGTTACTCCAGTTGTGCCAGTCAGAAGATATGTCTGATTTCCAGATGAAACTGCAACTGAAGATGAAGAGGCAAGACTGCCTGCATAAGTTGTAGAACCGGATGCACCAGCAGCGCCAGCTGGACCAGTTACACCAGTAGCTCCTACGTATGTTTGTGCGGCGGTATTAGCCATAATTGAATATCCTCATATTGTTTTAACTAAATTTAATTGTTGTTGCATAACTTACTGTAGAAGTCGGAGCAGCTGAAGATGATATAACTTGACCTCTCCAGTTATAGAAGTAAGCAGATGTTGTAGAGTCGGCTACTGCAAGAGGCTTGGATACATAACCGACAGTAGAAGGCTCTGTTGCACTTAATGCTCCAGCAGATGTTGCGCTTAAGAAGTAAGCTGTTCCAGCTGTAAGACCTGTCAATCCAGTTACATATCCACCATTTGATAATGTAAAGTTACCTGAGTCTGCCACTGCAATTACGATACCAATTACATCAGCAGTTGCAGCATTATCAGCCTTAGCCTTGGCATAAGCAGATCCTGTGTAGTAGAGTATATCTCCAACAATAAATCCATGAGTTGCCTGGGCGATTGTCTTGGAAAGACCTGGGCCTGTAGCTCCTGTGACACCAGTAGTTCCCTGGGAACCAGCAGAACCCGTAACACCGGTTACACCAGTAACACCGGTGACTCCAGTTACTCCGGTTATTCCTGTGATGCCCTGAGGACCAGTTCCACCTGTACCACCTGTTGGTCCAGTAGCACCGGTTGTACCTTGAGGACCAGTTGCTCCAGATGGACCAGTTGCACCGACAGACCCAGCAGATCCAGTACCACCAGCGCTACCAGTTCCTCCGGTACCTCCTGTTCCACCTGTGCCTCCAGTTGCGCCAGTCTCTCCAACTCCCGTTGGGCCTGTCGCACCTGTTATTCCGGCAGGGCCAGTTACGCCGGTAACACCCTGAGTACCTTGAGAACCTGCTCCACCGGTACCACCAGTTCCACCAGTACCACCTGTACCACCGCTTACACCAGTCTCGCCAACTCCGGTTACACCCGTAACTCCTGTTGTTCCTTGAGGGCCGGTAACACCGGTAACACCAGCAGTACCTTGTGAACCAGTTCCACCAGCACCACCTGTACCACCTGTAGAACCTGTGCCACCTGTTCCACCTGTAACACCAGTAACACCTGTTTCACCCTGAGGGCCAGTAGCACCAGTTATTCCCTGAGGACCAGTGACACCGGTCAATCCTTGAGGACCAGTTACACCAGTGACACCCTGAATACCAGTAGCTCCGGTTGGTCCTACTCCAGCTGTAATAGCTAGGAATAGCTCTTCATCACTGGGGAAGTTGGTTACTCCTGTACCACTTGCAATCACTAATGTTACTGGGATTGTCCAGTAGGTCGCTCCTGAATGAATCGGGGCGCTGCTGACTGACCAATCTTGATAGTTATTTGAGAAAGTTTTTTGTTGAATAAGAATATTACTACCAACAGTAATAGAGGCAAGGAATGGATCAACATCAAATGAATCAAAGGTTATATGATGAACAGTAATTGATGTAGATGCGTCTTGAGTAGAATTACTCCAGCGAATATAACCAGATGAAGGCTCTCCACCTTGAGTAGTCGTATCGGCCTTGTATACACCGAGGATACCTGCTGAATAGCCTACTGGGCCAGTTACACCAGTGACACCAGTAGAACCAGTTGTACCCTGAACACCAGTTGCACCAGTTACTCCAGTTATTCCGGTTATCCCTTGTGGGCCGGTTACGCCAGTTAATCCTTGAGGACCAGTAACTCCAGTTACCCCTAATGCACCTGTACCACCAGTAGCCCCTGTCCCACCTGTTCCACCCGTTCCACCTGTACCACCAGTAACACCGGTTTCACCAGCTGGGCCTGTAGCTCCTGTAATGCCGATTCCAGTTGGGCCTGTAGCTCCAGTAATACCTTGATCACCTTGAGCGCCGGTTCCACCTGTACCACCGGTTCCGCCGGTTCCGCCTGTACCACCTGTTACTCCTGTAGCGCCCTGTACTCCAGTTACGCCCGTAGTACCGACTCCAGTTGGGCCAGTGACTCCAGTTATACCTTGAATGCCCTGAGAACCAGTTCCACCAGTTCCTCCGGTACTACCAGTTCCTCCGGTTGGGCCTGTTTCACCAATTGGACCAGTCGTGCCAGTAATACCAATCGGGCCAGTTACACCAGTTGTTCCTTGTGGGCCAGTGACACCTGTAACTCCTTGAGTGCCAGCACTACCAGTGCCACCAGTGCCTCCGGTTCCACCGGTTCCGCCTGTTACTCCTGTTATACCTTGAGGACCAGTCTCACCTGTAATACCTTGAGGACCAGTCTCACCAGTTACTCCGGTGACTCCAGTGATTCCTTGCGGGCCAGTCTGACCAGTTGCCCCTGTTACTCCAGTAACGCCTGTTGTTCCTTGTGGGCCTGTTGCACCAGTTTGACCGACTCCACCAGTTACTGCGACAAATATATCAAGACCTTCTGCAAAGTTTGTTGTGCCGCTTCCACCTGAATCTGTTAAATCAACTGCGATTTCCCAATAGTCTGTGTGTTGAACTGGATTTGATGTAACGATCCAGTCTTGATAATTGTCAGAGTTAGCTACTTCTTGAAGAAGAATCTTATTTCCTATAGAAACTAGACCAAGAAGAGCGTTTACATTAAAGCCATCATTTGTTGTATGATTAATGTGAAGAGCAGCTGAGTCAATCTGTGTTATATTGCTCCATCTAATTCTACCAGTTGCAGGGATGCCTCCCACATTAGTCGCGTCAGTGTCATAAGCGCCAAGGATACCGGCTGAATAACCAGCTGGCCCCGTCACTCCTGTCACACCCGTTACTCCTGTTTCACCTGTTACTCCTGTTTCACCGGTTACTCCTGTAACTCCGGTAACACCGGTTACTCCTGTTAATCCTTGTGGGCCTGTCACTCCAGTAATACCTTGTGGGCCGGTTACACCGGTAACTCCTGTAACACCGATTCCTGTTGCACCAGTGACACCGGTGACTCCTGTATTACCAATAACACCCTCTGCTCCAGTTGCACCAGTACCGCCAGTACCTCCTGTTGCACCGGTACCACCGGTACCGCCAGTGACACCAGTTATTCCTAGAGGGCCAGTAACACCAATTGGGCCTGTAACGCCAGTGACTCCAGTTACGCCTGTTACTCCGGTTGTACCTTGATCACCTTGCGCTCCGGTACCACCTGTCCCACCTGTACCACCAGTGGGGCCAGTAACACCAGTAACTCCCGTAACACCAGTAACTCCCGTAACACCAGTGCTACCCTTGACGCCAGTCTCACCGACCTCTCCTGTACCACCAGTACCACCGGTTCCGCCGGTTCCACCTGTATTACCTGTTACGCCTGTCGTACCTGTTGTACCAGTTGTACCCTGGATACCAGTCGGACCTGTAGCTCCGGTTGCTCCTGTTATACCTTTTTCTGACAAAGTATCCCAGTGACCATTATCTGGTGGTGGGCTATTTGTTCCTGGGGCGATGGCGATATATGAACTGCCGCTATATGAAACTGCATCATGGACTACATATGCAGTAGAAGATGACCAAGCATTCTTCCACTCAATTCCTTGTGGGCCAGTAGATCCAGTAACTCCGGTGATTCCTGTAATGCCCTGAATTCCCGTGGCACCAGTGAGTCCTATTAGACCAGTGACTCCGGTTACACCAGTTACACCGGTAACGCCAGTTACACCCGTCGTACTTACTCCGGTCACGCCGGTAACTCCGGTTACTCCTGTTACACCCTGCGGGCCTGTTGCACCAGTAACACCGGTTGGTCCTTCAATCGTATATATGATCTGATGGACAGAAACACTGAGGCTTGGAGATATAGGAGTAACAGGAGCAGTTCCTCCAGGGATTGTTTCTGTGAATACTGTTGTTAGACCACCTTGCCACCAAACTGTAAGTATATCATTTTTAGCGAATGTTTGAATTCTATTGCATGTTCCAATAATTTGACCATTAAGTCCGGGGCGATTACCAGGAACAGCAATTACGTTAGTTGAGAATGGTATATCTACATTATTCTGTCTAAACCAAACTCTTACATCTGTAGCATCTTTATCGCTATTCGCCAACTGAATGGAGAACGTAATATTATATGTTCCTGCGTTATCCATTCTTAACGCTGTTCCGCTGATAAGAGTTACCCCATTAGCTTCATCAACAGTATTGATACCTAGCTGATTAGCAATGAGTGGATTAGTAATATAATGGTTATCTGTATCGTAGAATATACCGTAATAACCTAATGCGCCACCAGCACCAGTAGATCCTGTAACACCTTGTACACCGGTAGCGCCAACTCCACCAGCTGGAGCAAAGTTGATGGGGTTAGTACCAATAATGATGCTGCCATTAGTACCTGAGCCAGTTTGATATTGAACTGCTGTCGAATTTCCAAGAGTAGCTCCCCCGGTAATAAATACATAATCTCCTGGCTCAACCTGCTCTGCAATATGATTATCATAATCTGAAGCTCTTGTTAAGCGCCAATGTGTACCAGCTGTACCAGGATTTGAAACTGTATAAATACCATTATTTTGGGGAGTTGTCTGAGTCTGAACAAGGACTCTTGTTCCTGACGCAGGCTGAACTCCATCTATTGCAAGAATAGCATTTGCCGTTGCATCAAATCTAGCTCCGACTCCAAAACCACCATCTGCTCCTGTAGAGCCTGCTGTATAAGAAGGTGAATTAGGTAAGGTAGCAACAGTAGCAGCAACAACTGAGTTGTGCGCGTTCTGTGTACCGGCAGGGCCAGTAGCTCCTGTTACTCCAGTTACCCCTGTTACTCCAGTTATACCCTGCACTCCTGTCACGCCAGTAATACCGGTAATCCCTTGTGGGCCGGTCACTCCTGTCACACCAGTAAATCCGGTTACTCCGGTTACTCCGGTAATACCTGTAATACCCTGTACACCTGTAACACCAGTAATCCCGGTTACTCCAGTTATCCCCTGGACACCAGTTGGGCCAGTTGCACCAGTTACTCCTGTCTCACCATTATTACCCTGAGTACCTTGAGCGCCTGTTCCACCTGTACCACCAGTTGGACCTGTTGCTCCAACTTGTGCTGCAAGAACCCAGTCCACTCCAGGATAACCTGGGTAGTAAGAAGAGTAAACACCAGTTGCTGTGTAATAAAGAGATCCACTATATGTAACAAGATCACCAGGATCGTAATCAATTCCATTAACCCAAGCGCCTCTAAAATACCAAGCAACTGCTGGTCCAGTAGGACCAGTTGTACCGGCAGGGCCAGTGACCCCTGTTACACCAGTAATACCATGTACACCAGTTTCACCTTGAATACCAGTTGGCCCTGTCTCACCGATTGGGCCTGTATTTCCTGTTATTCCCTGGACTCCGGTTACTCCGGTAACGCCAGTCGTACCCTGTGGACCAGTTACACCTGTTATGCCGGTTGTACCTGTTACTCCTGTGGTTCCTGTGACTCCATTAACGCCTGTAGCTCCTGTGACTCCGATTGGGCCTGTGACGCCTGTGGCTCCTACAGATGATGACCAAGTGCCGGGAGATCCAGCAGCAGTACAAACATAAGTATGACCATCCTGGGAGATAACAAAATCTCCAACTTTAAATGTACCAATTACAGGAGATCCAGATACTGTACCTCCTATATAACGTGATTCTGCAGAAGATCCTTCTGTTCCTGAGGCAATAATTGTCGGAGCAGAGACAGCAGATTCAAAAATTTGTGTTGTGGAGCCAATTTTGTCAGCGACATTGACATTAATTGCAGTCAAGAAGACAACGGCTTTACCACTTAGGTTGATGGGCTGGTTACCACTAGTAGAATTTATGACATTTCTTGTTAAAGTTGGTGAAATTGAGCTATAAACACCAGTTCCTACCTCACGGCTTGTTCCGTCAGTGATGCCATAGGTAACAATATCTTCATTTTGAACGCCAGCGGCAATAAAGCTAATATAGCCAGTTACGGTATCGCCAAGAGATATTGTGCCTGACCCAGTAGTAGTTGTTTTTACTTTAACAAGATTAAAGAGAGTCATATCATTTATTAATGCAACAGATTTTTACTTTTAAGAAGGTACTGTACCTATCTTTTTATTATATTCTATGAATTAATAGCTGATATGGGAAATGTACAAATAAACGCACCTGTAAAAAAGCTTGAACTAGAGGCTGTTATCACAAGAGCTAATGGTGACAAGGAAAACCTGGGCATGATTGCTCATTGGGAAAAGAAAGAATCGTTTCTAAAAAAAATCGTAAGGAGAATGAAATAAATGGCTGGTCCATACACTACCGATAAAGGTAAGAACGTAATTACTGACCGTCTCCAAACAACGCCTGCCACCTACACCAACGGCCCGAAGTATGTCGCCTACGGTATAGGTAACGGTGTTCTACAGAGCGGTAATGATCTAGACGACCAAGTTCAGAACAAGGCTAGCGGTACGGAAAGCATTGAGACGACTACGGTTACTGGTGACACGTACCAAGTTATTGCTACTCTTACTGCTAATGCTTCGTATGCCATTACAGAGTCAGGTTTATTCCTTGATTCTGCTAATGCTACAGGTGACATGTTTGCGTACTCCGACTTCCTTGAGGTCAACCTCAATGACGGAGACTCAATTCAGTTCACTTGGCGCGTAGAATTTACGTGAGATTAAGTTTTACCGTAAATTAAGAAGTGATAAGGGAGAGGGAAACCTCTCCCTTATTCTTTTCTAGAAGGACTTGGAACTATTGGGCTGTATTTCTCTGTGATTTCTGATCTGACTTCTTTAGTATCAAAGTCTATATAGAAATGCTCAATATGGTCATCATAATGACTGGCGAGATGGAGGAATGTCTTTGATACTCCACCGCCCAAAATGTTGTCTAATTCTACATCATATTGAATAGAGTAATATAGAGGTTGTTCTCCTTTGCTATTCCACTCATCTTCAACTTGTGTCAAGATTACATTGTTATCTTCATCTAAAATCTTTACATCATCTATATGTAGATTATTTTCTTGTAGATACTTGCAAAGACGAGGCCAAGGAAGTCTTTCTTCGGGAATTACTGACCAGGGTTCTTCACCCTCAGTAGCAATTTCTCCATTACTTAGTGTAGCTACCCATTTAATCATAGAAAAATTATAGCATAAAAGAGAAAAACCGTCAAAATTGACGGTTTTCCCTATGAAGACAACATTCAGTTTTTACTGCATACCTATCACGAATAGGTAATTGTTAATTTAACAGATCCTGATTTAGCACCAGGAGATGTTGGTGAAGCAGATAGAATAACATAGAAGTTGTGTGTTGTACTTGCGCCTTGATTAGCAAGGCTTAACGCAGAACCAGAACCATTTGCAGCAGTCCAAGTTGAGTTTCCTTGTTCTGCTGCCTGGAAATCAATTCCAATAAGGGCGGTGGTATCTGTTACTCCATCATAAGCATAGAATTTAGCAGCAGAGGTTGCAACAGAACCTACGTCTGAAAAAACAAACTTAAATGAAACGTACGTTTGTGATATAGAGCTAAGAGCAACAGCAGATGCACCATTAAGTGATGCCGTGCTTGATGTAACATACTTCACATTATTTATAGGCGAAGCTGTGTCTCTTTGAACATCATTTGAATCTGAAATATGCGTACCATCCTGATACGTACCAGCAACAACATTATTACTAAATGATGTGCCAGTAAGCCAGATATGATCTGTCGCATTTAACTGTAAAGTACCACTGCTTTGTAAAGCTCCGTAAACTGCCCATGTTGCCATAATTTATCCCTTTCAGTCTCCCGCTGAGACTTCCCAACCGGCGAGACAGCTAACGCTGTTTGAACTTGTGAGTCTTACCCAACCTGGAGTAAAGTCAGGGACAATTACTGCCCTGGAACCACTGCCAACGAAGGTAATAGTCATTGGATCAGCTATCCAATAAAGATCTTTATAAGTAGAAAGATCCGGCGGCTGTTGACCTGTACCATCTACATCAGGTTCTCCTGAATGAGCAGCTTGAATGGTAATCACTGTAGCACCAGAAACGTCTAAATAGACAATAAACTGGCTAACAGCTTGACCAAGCTGGACGGCGCGTGAAGCACCACTAGCGCCAGTCACTTCCTGAGTTGTACCTACGCCCCAAAATCCGTCGGGCTGTCCATGTCTACGAATCATATTTTATAACTCCAATTCTCTATAATTCTAAAACAGTTCTTCCAAAGAATAAAGGGGACGTAGACACATTATCATTACTTTTTCTTAGCGAATTTCTCTTTGTAGTGGCTCCATAGTAAAAATGTATAAAATAATATCAAAGAGCCATTAATACCAGCGGCCTCAATATTTTTACCTGATAGACTTAATATATAAGCAATAAAGTTAAATAAGGCAATCAGGATAACGATTATCACTACTTACCCTTACTCTGTTTCTGCTGACCTACACGGGCATCCTTAGGAATAAACGGACCACGGCCACTATTACAAAGATCACACTGCCACGGAGGATCAGTGTTCGTACTCTTCTTGAGCGGATCGTAGTACATCATCGTGTGATGACACGGGCTATCTGAGCAGCGGACCATAATTCCGCTAGAGAATATCTTTGACATACCTACATTGTACCCTTCTTGAAGTGATTGTCAAGTCTAGTGTAGAGGTGGATTAGGATCATTGATACCACAACGCCTACAACGAACCTTGTAGTAATAAATAGACTCATCATTAAAAGTTTTCTTAATGAGAGTGTCCTTAATTATCTCCCAATCATGCCTTGGATATGGTTTTTCCGTAGACGGATCCACTTGGCAAGGTGGATAAGCAAATTGTACTCTACGTCCCATGGTATATATTATACCATAGAAAGCTAATATTCAAAAGCTTTTAAGGTAAGATCAAACTTTCCTGTGTCTTTGACTAGCTGAAGCATTTGATCCGCAATCTCACGGATTTCAACTTGTGCATCAGGTTTATTGCGAAGACCCTGAAAATGCATGAATGACCTCATGTTAAAACTAACATCAAGACCTAGCTGATTTGCATAGGGAAGAATAAAACGAGCAGACTCTTTAGCTCTCTTCCTATCGTACCCCAATTCCTCTAGCTCATTGATGAGATAGTGATAGTCATCATATAGATAATTAGCCTTTCTCTTCATGAAGGCTTTGAGATGATCGGGCCAATCCTCAGGAACGTAGAATTTATCATCATTCAATTCCTTGTAACGTGCTGACTCAGCATTAATACTGACACCAACGCGATGCTTAAGGAAGTGAATATGACTTGCTGTATCGCACACAACATAGAAATGAAGCATACTCTTCTCAAAGGGAGTATGGTGGCCCTCCCTAGCAAGCATACTGAGAAGGCCACCCACCCTGTTCTTACGTTCCTCAGACAAGTCACGGCTAGTACTAGTCCATGCTGACTGAGCAATCGTAAAGTCATCACCATATGTTCCGATGAGTTCTACTGTATTAATCATGAATCGTAATATTTATCGTCATCTAGATCTTCATATGCATCACGATATTTATTCCAAGTATCTGATTGAACATCGATTAGAATACCATCGTCATCTGATTTATTGCAATCACAAATGCAAAAATACTCATCACCATTTGGGCTTACCCAGGAGTCTTCACATAAATCGCAATCATCTTCACGACAATTTAAACAAATTTCATATACATCAGCCATAGTTCTCCATTATATATTTAGTTACGAATAGATTCATACTCTAACATTACTCTCTTTTTCAGTGGCAGGAGATACCTTAATAAATTCATAGTTTTTTTGAAGACCACGAATATCTTTACCACCAGAATAACTAATGCCAGATTTTATTCCAGACATAAGTGAATTAACAATACTCTCAATAGTTCCATGTACTGGAACCTCTGCTTCTACACCTTCTGTAAATTCAGAAGTGTAGCCCAATTCTTTCTTAGCTCTATCACTTGCCATCCCATAATAATGACCTGGATGAGGTGATTCTTCTGCTCCTGCTAGGAGCCTACCAAGCATAACAGAAGATGCGCCAACCGCAAGTGCTTTGACGATATCTCCTGATGTGTTAATTCCACCATCAGCAATAACTGGAATACCATCAGCAGCATGAACACATTCAGAGACAGCGGTTAGCTGGGGTACTCCATGACCAGTCTTCTCCCGCGTTGTACAGGCCGCTCCCGGCCCGATACCAACACGGAAGCCAGCAGGGTTAAACCTTTGCTTATACCAGTCTACAGCCTCTCCTGTAGCAATTGACCCAAAAATAAACTCAGACTCATCCATGATGTAGCCGGGGATACTACTAAGCCATTTTTCAGCATAAACTGAATGAGCATGGGCAATATCTAAACAGAATAATCTACAGCCATATTTATAAAGATGGATGAGCCTATCTCCCACCATTTCAGTGATACCTACAGCGCATCCTACATTACCTGAATTGGTGTTATTAGCTCTTGAATCACTCCATTCGTTTACCTGATACATTACTGCCTGATTTCTATGGATGAAAGCGCTACCGCCCATCATAGAAATTGACCTAGCTACTTTAGCATTAGTAACAGAAGACATTGGCGCTGCAACGATTGGAACCGTCATCTTAATACTCTCTGTTAGGAAAGTATCTGTATTAACTTCTGTTCTAGATGAGACAATCCCTAATTTAGGGACAAGAAGAACATCTCCATAGGTCAGACCTAACCCAAGTTTACTGCTTAGATTCATGAATCGCTTTCTTAGCTAGATCCTTGTCAATACCACAGACCTGACACTTCTTGTGCCATCTTCTATTATGTTTATCGCAGATGCAAGTCCATTCCTGGGGATCATCTTTTCCACGACCAAACTTGGATGGCAGTATATTACTTCCATATGTCATTTCTTTTCTTTTGCCTCCGGTTCTCTTTTATATTCTGCACCTGGGTGATCTTGCTTCATTCTCTCAAATTGAACATCCGCCCAGGACTCATCTCTAGTCTGATCATATAGTGACCATGGAGAGAAAGAGTATTTAAAATAAATTTTAATTGGTTTCTTAGCCTTTGTCATTGTTAATCATCGTAGTCCTCATCATCCTTAAAGCCAAAATCGTTGAACTTACCTTCTGGCTCTTGAGTTGCAGCAGAAGCATAATTTTCAATCATACCATCTACATCTTCTCTACGGGCATTGCGGAAACCTTTGAATTCATGAGCTAGCCATGAACGAGTTTCGATAGTCCCGATGATGCCAATGTTTTGAAGTGCGATGATCTCAGTGACAGTCGGTTTATTTTTACGAAATATTTGGAACACTGGGTACTCCTTGTACGCCCTGAGTAATAAGCTGACGCATTCTCTCGACCTCTATGTTCTCTGAGGCTGCTCTCATTGCAGTATTCATCTGGAATAATACGATGTTGGTAATAAGATTGATAGCAATCTTAGACGCATCATCCGGGCTAAGAAGAATTTGCTGCTTAGTCTCTGTGCCATCAGACACATCTAGGACAATACCATGCATAGATGGGTAAATCCCTATTGATGGACCGTGAGGATCATCTTGAGTTGTTTGTTCGTTTTCAGTCATTCTATTCTCCTTATAATTATTTTAGATACAAACTTACTAGTTTGTCAAGTCTGGTGCCAATATGGTTCCAATCATCTTCTACATAAATACCTTCAGCTTCTCCAAAGAGATTTACATTATGATTATGCTTTGGAACGATTACCTTTGAATTTAACTCATATCTTGCCACAAGGATCGTGCGTACACGATCATCAATGACAACCTCTGGCTTGTTTGTCCTCATCCAATGACGTTTATCTTTTGTAGTAGCTACATTCTCATCATTGAACTTGATAAAATTATGCTCAATGAGCCATTGACGAAGAGAGCCATTAGATTGTTGATGTCTATCTGACACATAGATAATATCTACATTATCATGTACACGCTTAATGTAATTAAGAACTGCCGCTGCATTTTCATAAGGAACTTGCTTATTAATATACTCAGCAGAATGAGCCTTCCTAAAAACAGACTTCATCTCCTGTAGTGTTACAGGAGATCCATCTAGCTTTTTAATATCACTATATGACATCCATCTATATGCATGTTCTGGATAATCAATGCCAGCCTCTCTTGCTAGTTCTGTAAAGAGAGGGTCGGCATCATAGAGTGTAGAGTCAATATCAACTTGGATTATCATTAATTAACCCCATAATATCTAAAAGACCCTTCTTGTATTCAAGAAGAGATGAATTGTTTTCGATGGCAAAATCATAATCATCTATCTGCTGTTCTGAGATATGACTATCTACGCTATGCCTATTATCTCTTGAGATCTTTATGATATATCCATCAAGTTCATGGATCCTTTTGATTTCTTCTTCGAAACGAACATCTGTGACGATGACGATATTATTGTCATGACTAAAGTCTCTGGGTAGACTAATGTCTACCCAGAAATTATTACCAAAGATGTCACGATGAGCCTCTGTTCCATATCTCTGAAGAAACTGTCTCATAGAGAGAGACACAGAGACTGTGCTGAGAGGATCATATAGAGACAGCTTAACCTTAGGATGTGACTTAAGATGATTGAGTTCTGCCACAGAGATATCTAGTATCGCTGCAGCAGACTCTTTCATTTTATCAGCAAAGGCAATTCTTTTTACACTCGGATGCTCTTCCTGAATAAGCTTAAAGGCTGTATCCTTACCAACCCTAAGCCCTCCTGTCATTCCGATTAGCATAATCTATCTCGTTGCGATTTCAGATGAAACGACAAGATTGTACTGCTCTGCAATCTGTTCTGCAAAGGACTCAAGATCTTCAATTGCCTGAGGCGGAACGGGTCCACCTTGAACATCGTAAACTGCTAGATACCAGCAACGATTGAGAGCATATTCCGGTTTAAAGTCTGTCTTAGCCATAGTTCTCCTTAGTGATTTCCAACAGTGAATGTACTTTTGCCAGTCCACATCTTAGGACCACGAAGCGCGTTAGCTTCGATCAAACGATTACGCAGTTGCTTGTGCTGCTTAACATCAGAGATGACACGCTTCTTAGTGAGAGCGATGCCTTCAGCAGTTAGTCTATTAGCCTGTCTCCAACTATTCTGATTCATGTGAAACTTAGAAGCAGGAAGCCCATACATATCAGATAGGTTTTCCTGAGACTTGGAAACTCCACTGAAGCTAATTAGATCAAGATAAGTATCTGAGGTGAGCTTGGGCGAAAGAATGCCAATACCAAACTCAAGCATTGCTCCTCTAAGGATAGGAAGGTCATGCTTGCGAATGTTATGACCAGTAACCATGTCAGCCTTATCATACATGATCTTAAACTCAGCAAGCATCTCTTCATAAGATACTTCTGGGATAGCCCATACCTTGACTTCTCTAGAGCCAACAAATGATGCAGCTATAGCAGTAACATCAGAAAATGTGAAGTCATTACCTGCATAACTGATTGGTCTATTTTCTAGATCAAAGTCTAGGATCTTGAGCTTTTTATTACTAGCCTTGATTTGCATTGATTTCCAGTAACTCAAACACAGGAACTTCACCCTTAATAGCATTCTTATCAATTTGTGCAAGAGCAGGTCTAATTACATCAAAATGATGGTCAATGCGCTGCATACCAACATTGTAGTTGAAGATTGCGCGTAAAGCATGACTCTGCTTTAGCTTTGCTCTGTGAAGATCATCATCAATAGTAATTTTACTTTTTAGATCCATGTTGATTTAACCCTTTCTAGATATTCAATATTTTCAGGAGTACCATCTATGTATTTCTGCATTCTTTGATCTATAACCTTTATTCTTTGATTGTACGCATAAGTGCCAGGAGTATTGGACAGTCTTCTTTTTTTTGCCCTTGCCTTCGCCCCAGGTTCACCTATACCATGACCTGTATTATAACGATAAGTGCCAGGGGTTTTTGCATTTCTATGAACCAAGGCTAATACTGAGCAACGTAATGCCCAAGAACCTCCAGCTTTTTTATAAGCTTGTGCGTTCCATTGCTTTTCTATTCCGCAACAATCGCAGACAGGCCAAGACTCTCCTGCCTCTTCAAGTAGACTGCGTTTTTCAGCAGTGGATACGATTCTATACTTTGGCTTATCACCAAATAGAGATAGCTGCTTCTGTTCTAACACAACAGGAATACTAGCGTAGATTAGCTAGTCTGTCAAGTCTTCTTCATCATCAAGTTGCCACGTATGGAGGAACTCAATTTTAGGAATAGACTTAGCTCTTGGTAGGTCAAAGTTAGATGTTTTGTAGGAAGCAGCCTTCGGTGCAGCAGGAGCATTAGTTCCTCCTGGCCCTGGGAGCCTCTCAGTAGACTGCTCAGGCACGTTGCCACGTTCAGGATTGTATCCACCTAGGTCTGTAGGAACTGGGGGCATAGGGATGCCTCCACCGCCTCCACCTGCAGGAGGACCTCCTGGCCCACCTGCGGCACCTCCGGCACCACCGGGTTGCTGTCCTGCTGGTGGTCCTTGTGGAGGACTTCCTGGGACGCCTTGCTGACCGGCAGGGGCAAGTCCAGCAACCTGCATTTCTGCAAGGAGGTCTGGTGGGACAGGTAGATTCATAGCGACAAGGATATTGTAGGCACGAACCTTAGCCTGTTGAGTTGCGATAGTCTTCTTAACTGTCTCATCGCTGAATTTATTGAGAGACTCTGTGAAGTCGTAATGCATACCCATTGTAATATCTTGATCTGGGATCGGAACACCCTGTTGTCTAAGTGATGTGAGGAACTGACGTTGAGTTGCTTCGTCACGAAGGTCAAGAGTTTTCATTCTCATCTCAGGGATCATAAGCTTCTTGCGTCTTTCAATGCGCTGATTACCTTCCTCATCATAGATAAGAACTTCTTCCATGATCGGTACGCGAGTATCTCCACGCTTCTCATATGCATAATGACCTTGAGCTTCAGCAACAATAAGTGCGCGTTCTTTGTAATGCTTCTTGAGGAAATTCTGATAGGTGCGAAGCATCTGATTCAAGAATTCAGCCTGTAGAGCAGATGATGCGTAAGGCGTAGATGCGTTACCACCACTCAAGAGATTTGGATTGACTCCGAATGATTGCATGATGCGCTTCTCAATACGATCAAAGTCGTTATCAAGACGAGGCATCTGTTCACGACCAAAGACGTTCTGAATATCAATGCCAAAATGGTGGACGATCAAACGGAAGTCTGATGAGAGAGCAATATCAAGATCGTTACGGAATGAAGAGATTTCCTGAGGACCAGGAATCCATGGCATTCTATTTGCGCCCATCTCCTGAACACCAAGCTTGGCAAGAATAAGTGGTGAATAGAGACGTTCAGCAATAGCATCCTGTGATGCGAGTAGCTTCTCTTCATGCATAAGTGTTCTTAATGCGCGAAGAAGGATGGGAGTTCCATAAAGATCTCTTGGTGAAGCCTTGAAAGCAACTTGCTTCATTAGAACATTAGAGATCGGAATGTTGCGACCATTCATTAAGAACGGAATAAGCTCCGGATAGTTCTTCTCAAGAAGAGCGAACTGAGGAGCAGGTCTACGGTTCTTAACAAGGTCTACAAGTTCCTTAGGAGGAACGATAAAGAATTGCTCTCCACCAATAATGGGGAAACGCTTTACATCGACAAGAGTTGGGTCAATAAGTTCTTCTGATTCCCAGATACCAAGGGTTTCATTAAAGGTACCCATTGGGAATGACTGACCTAGAGTCCAGTATTCACGACCCATATCCACCATGAACTGTTCATAGTCTAGGCGATCAAAGAATAGCTCATGGTAGAAATTATTTAATTCCTCATCGGGGCCAAAGAAATCAACTCCGACAAGAGGGAAGCGAGTGAAAATATCAACAAGAATAGGAATAAGATAATGAGTCCTATAGAAAAGATCAAGCCACTTATAAAGTTCAAAACGATGCTTCTTATTGTTAATGTCATAAGGGATCTGTGTCTGTTCAAAGTATTCAAGTGGTGAATAGAAACGAGGAATAGCTGCAAATACATCGCCACCTACAGCAGTAGATGAGTACCCAGACAGTTTTCTCATAGCAGAGGCTGTCTTACGATTATTGCGCTTATTAGCGAATTCACCGGCTAATTTACGATTATGATCATCAACCTGTTCAAAAAGCTTATCATCCTTTTGGGATGTAAGAACATTTCTAGGTATACGAGGAGTATGTAGCGCACTTGAGCGATACTTGTGTAACTCTCCTCCGTTTAAAAAATCCGCCATCTTTACCTTGTTTTCATATTATACACTAGATTATTCTAATGTCAACTACGACCTCTACAGCTTAAAATATTTTCTCTTTCTTTCTTTATTCTATCATAAATTATGCTTAATAGTGTTAATGGAGAAATTAATTTAAGCTCTGCCTCTATGTGACAGTTAGGGCATAATCCTATTACATTTTCTGGAGCATACCTTCCACCCTTTTTACCGGGCCTTATTCTATGACGGGTAACATACTTATCATACCCGCATATTTCACAACAGATAAAATTTAATTCTTTTTTATGTAGATTAATTTTATGTAACACTTTTAGTGAGCAGGTTGTTCAGGGACTTGATTGTATTCCTGATCCATTACATCTTCTGGTCTTTGTTGTTGCTGGAATGGAGACTCTGTTTGTTGTTGCCCAACAGCTTCTATTGGGAGGAAATACCTTAATGATCCTTGAACAAGAACTTTCATCTCAAGAGGAGGACTTTCTCCTGCCCATGAATCTTTTAGGGAATTCATCGCAGTAATTTCATCCATATTCTCTTCTTTCATTATTTTTTTAATAATGAGCTTAAGAGGAACAGATGCTCCCTTTTTGACCTCAGTTAAAGAATCGCCCTCTTCAATGAATTGTTGATCAACATGAACTTCAGATAGAGTTTCAGTATCTATTCCTTCTACCTTCATCTGACCATTGATGGCGATGCTGTCTCCAAACGTAGCTTCTACAACTAGATGATGATCAAGATATTCTTCTGGAAGATGATATTTCTGTGAGATAAGTTTTTTAACTTCCGGAGCATTCTCAAGTTTATCTACTTGAGAGAATTCTTTAGCAGCACTTTCATTGGCTACTGTGATACGAGCTAAAGCCTTTGGGTCTTGTAGTGATTTGTTCTCATCACTGACGTTCTCGCCCATCATAGCAGGATTGGGAGCATTGTTCATGGGCATTTCTGCACCATTGGGAACTGATCCCTGTGGTTCACCAGGAAGTTCAGCGGTTTTTGTAGCAGCCAGTGTTTGATTTGTCAATGACTTTCCACAGGAAATGTTTGCACACTGCGTTGCCTCTGATTCATTCACTGTATTGCAAGAAGGACAGATTTTAGTTCCAACAAGTGGATTAGCTTCATCATTTGGATTATCTCCATTGCTTGGTCCATAACCAGTTATGGGCTGGCCTATTTGAGCAAATGTTTGTTTTTCTAACGAAGAACTTTTATCCATTTGTGCAGCTTTAGCTTTTGACCAGGAAGCTCCTGAATTTCCACCCCATAGATCCCATGCAACACGGCCTGGGGAAGGAAACTCTGGCCCAGAATTAAAGCCAGGAGCTTTTTTATCTACTGCATGGCGAGCAAAGAATGAATGCATTCTTTTTACCGTACTATTACTCAAATTCTCGCCATTTACAATTTGATGAGCGCGGCCTAGTCCAATGCTTGTGCCACCCTTATTGCCTTCTTCATGCCATTTCAAAGCACGGGCAGCAGCAGATTTCATTCCAGAGGTAGGTTTATTTCCTTCTTCAGAAGAGAGGTAGGTTTTATATTGAGAATCAGTTTTTTTTGCTAGACTTTTTTTTTACAAGGGCAATCGCTACCGCAACTACCGCCACAGCTACAACTGGAGCAATCACTATCGCAGCAAGACGACTCCTTCGTGCTAACAATTAGGCGATCTTCAACCTTTGTCCACTTGAAAGTATCTTCTTTTAGCTCATGCTTTTTGCCAGGGCCACCAGCAGATGGGCCACGAATTTCCTTTTCAAGGACTGGGCCATTGTGGTAAGAAATATCTGTCTCTTCAATGGATTCGTCAGGTCTTTCGCTTGGATCTTTGACTTCAGATGATGGGCTTTCAGGACCTCCACCGAAACCTTCGACAGCATCCTCGTTCTCGGCATCATTCTTGTCAAAATTAACGCTCTCTGACTTAGGTTCAGAAGTGGCTTCTTCGCCACCCTTCTCACCTTCAACACCAAGACCCTTGTCTTTTGCATCGCCCTTGCCATCACCAAAGCCAGTGTATGACTTCCCGGCATTTGTTAGGTCTTCCTTGACGGCTTCTCCGTCAACGCCAAGACCCTTTTCCATTGTGCGCTTATTATCTGATTCTTCTGCAATTACTGCACGAAGATTAGAACGAACATAGTTAGCATCTGCATCAAATTGTTCAACGGCAGCTAGAACGATCTTTTCAATATCATTCTTGGCGTACTCAAATCTTGAACTTGAGTTCTTGACAAATGGAGCAATCAATTCATTGTAGCGTGTACGAGCAAGGATTAGAGCTTGCTTATTAGCTTTCTTTTGGAATTCGTCTGAAGTATAGATATCCATTTTAATCCTTACATGTAGAGTGCAGCATCGTCTACATCATCAAATGACTCGACACTGGCTTGTTTGGCGATTGATTGAATTGGTTCTTCTAGTCTCATCTTAGCAGCTTCCTTCATGAAGGAGGCAAGGCGAGGAGAAGCTTCGGCAGGAAGATTAAGAGCAGAGTAGTAATGGACTTCCTTCATGAAATCAGCATTTTCAAGCTGTTCTCTTGTTAGGCTACCAACAGAATTAGAAGCGATGGCGATCAACTTAGGATCAGAAGTAATATCAAATTCTGTATCAACATCATTGAGCCATGAGACATCTTCATCAGTCTTTGTACGAGCTTGTGAACCCCATCCAATGAACTCATCATTAATCTTATACTTGGGTGAACGAGCAAGGTATGCTTCAGCTTCAATCTCTTGCAGATGACTTGTGCCTTCATTGAAGTCACGAATATCGGCTGATGTAGAAGTGATGATATTATCAAGCTGGACTCTTTCATTCATTGAGATCTTGCTTCCAACAATAAGACCCTTGGCGCGAAGATTTAATGAGCGAGCAACTCTTGTCTTGCCCTCTAGTTCGTCTAGAGTATTGGCAGGAGCTAGATCGTATTCAATATGATCAGAAACAATTTCTTCAATAGAAGAAAGGTAAATTGTCTTTTCGCTCTCAACAGCAGTTAATTGTTCACTTAGGAACTCGGCAACCTTTCCATCATCGAACTTAACTCCAAAGGTGTCACCATAAATACCAGGGACCATGCTAATAACAGTTCCTTCTTTTTCACGATGAGAAACTCTAGATCCCTTGCCAAGACCCTTCTTTTCAGAAGAAGTATCTTCTGAAGAAGTCTCTGCTTCCTCGTCTTCCTTCCACTCTTCTTCTTCTTCGTCTGAAGACATGGCCGGGGCTTCTTCTGCAGCGACCCTTGAAAGGACTCTCTCAATTTGATCTGGAGTAGCTCCATTGTTTATCATATTTTCCGCCTGATGTAAGTCTATATTTGGATTAGAAGCAAGCCCTAATGCTTTCTGTGGGTCAAATCCCATTTGAGTCAATCTTTGTACGCGCCAATCATGGACATTGTCTTCTTCATTAGGTTGTCTAGGTTGTGGAACGCTACCTGGGATGGGAGCTTCTTGACTTAGGCCAGGAGTGTCTTCCCATTCAGGGACTTCACCAAGGAAACCAGCTGCTGTTTTAGAAGAAGTTGTCATAGGTTCGTCTTTATCAGAGGATGTTTCTTTGTCCTCAGAATCTTTCTTTGGAGTTTTGCCTTTAGGGAACTCTACCTTCATACTTGTATTACAAGACTTGCAATTTTCGTTCTTCTTAATGTCGTACTTTGTAGCGCCATGCTCCTCACAATCAGGATGCGGGCAGCTGCCATAATAGGCTTGTTTTACAAAAGACTCCACTACTCTGTTGTCCTCCACAACGAAAATTTTATTAGTCTCTTCTACAAACATGAAAGTTTCCTTTGATATATATCATTTATTTATAACGGCAAACGTGCAAATATATGTATTTTTAACGTGGTCTTTCTCTTTTATTGAAAAATCTTCCTCCACGGGCCAGATCATGCTTCTGATTTAGCCTAGACGCTTCATAGAATGAAGAGAATGGGCTGTCTTGATGCTTACCAATACCATATCCACTAGCACTACCAAATTCTGGTCTAGACTGAGTGAACATATTGATTGTTAAGCTGTCTCCAATTAAGAAGTCTACGCATTCCATTAAACAGTCTGCAATATCTTTGGTCCTCACTGGGCCAATTTCCTGTTTATCAATACGACCATTCTTATCTTGAAGGAACTTAAGCTCCTGTCTGACAAGCTCAAGTGACTTTTTGTTAGATTTATCGCTTGGATAGGTAGGATGGGGGATATGGATACGACCAAGATTAAGGGCAGCTTTGAAATTCATAGCGCGTCTCTTGTTATTTGCAGCATTGGCGGTCTTCATGTATACCTGAGTCTCTGTGATTCCCATATTACCAATATCAGAATTTAGTTGTTGAATAGCAAAATTAGAATCGAATTGATCGAATGTCCATTCAATAGGACGGAAAGCGTTAATAAGCTTACCAATTTGGGGGACAACTTGCATCCAGTCAATAGTCTTCTCTTCGAAATCTTCTGGATAGAAGGCATCTACGAGATCAAATACAACATGAGGAACCTTCATAAGGAACATTCCACCATTACGATCTGGCATCTCTTCCTCTACTTCTTCAATATGTGCAACAGCTATACCGAAGTTAGCTACAACTGAGGAAGGATCTCCATGTGCCTTATACATAGAAAACATCTTTGCGCCATACTCTGTATCAATATAACGGCCAACCTTTGACTTAGTAAATTCAGGATCAAATGCCCTATCTACCATTTCCGGATTTAAGAAGGCATCGATTACCTTGGCGAATCTGGCTCTATATTCTACAGCGAATGATTCTGGGTTAGCCATTTCCTCAAAACGAGCTTGTTGTGATTTAATTCGTTCATCTGAGTTAGCGAGTAATTCATCGGAGACATCTGGGGATACCATGATGGCACCCTTCCATTTATACAATGGATCATTATCCCAGTCTTTGTAAAGCTCCCATGAAGGATATTGCAACATTAACATATCGGGATAAACTGGCTTACCAATCACTGGTGGGTCCAGTTGCAATGAATGATTATATAAAGTAAAGAACATCCCAATTTCTGTATATGGAGATGAATTGGTGAAAATCATAGCATCTTTACCAAACTGAGCTAATGATGGCGTAGCGGCTTTATATACCTCTTCAGCAGACATATTAGACTCTCCTGAAAGAAAGTGAGCAAACTCATCAAAGATATAGGCAATAGCTGCCTGACCACGAAGGGTACGAGAGTTAGTCCCCTGAGCCTGTAGGCGAATCTTTGCAAGATCTTTATCAATCTTACCTTGCTGAGACTCAATCTTTAATACTCTCTGTTTATCGTATGGTGTGAAAATAGATGTAGTTTCTGCCAATAGCTTTGAAATAAGACCTTGATCTGCAATTGACTTGCAAGCAAGGAGCCAGTTCGTAGAGTCTGCAAATTGCATGGCCTTAGCCTGCTCTTTAGAGTTGGCTACTACTTGAATATAAACATCCTTATCTACGTCGATACCATAGTGTTCGCCAACATTATCAATGAGAGTAAGGTCATAGATTTTCTTTGCTGTAGCTAGGCCAGTTATATGGCCCTTGCTAGAACGGCGTCCACCAACTAATTGGATCTGACGGAAATGAGGAAAGTTAAGATCCCTTAGATAATCATATCTGTCATATATGCCAGGAGAAATGGTAACCTCTCCACCCTCTTTTGATGATTTAATCCATTCATCAATAACTTTTTTATCATAACTGTCTAGATCTTCTAGAAAGATAAGCTTTAAAAGAGTTCTTTGTCGAGGGTAGAGAGGCTTACCACAGAATTCTGGTGAATGAGCAAACTCCACAATACCCACCTTGCGCTTGACAAGTTGGGACTCAAACATACTGAGCAGGTCTGGAACCTTAATTTTATCTGCAGAGGATTGCTTAGACGCCATTGATTACAACTTACCTTTTTCCTTATATTCTTTTTTAACATCATAACGAATACGGTCATGGTCTGTTTCTAAGTTATTGATCTTACCCACGATAGAAATATCTGGACGACCAACACCGACTAGTGCTGGAGTAATATCAACATTTACGATATAACCTAGCTCTGCATAACGGCTTGATGCTTCATAGGCGAACTCTTGTAGATTTGCTCTATTGGCTGTCTTGTGCGACCACTTATAACTAAGGTATTCAGTTAGCTTGTAGATTGCAACTTTTTCTTCTTTTGTTACTTCAATTAAATCTTTCATTCTTCAATCTCCTTAAATGATATAGCAGTGGCCTCTTCTTTATACGGAAGATCAATAAGGTCACCTTCAAATAGTTGTCTTGCTCTTGATGTTAGCTTTGCATAAAGCTCTTCTGGAATAACATCTTTAACAGCCTGGGAGATAGCCCATAGCTGTTTTTCCATAACCTTAATTTGTTCTGAGAATTCAGATGACTCAATGTCCTTCTTGATCTTAATTGCCTCAAGAGCATCCTTCATATGAACACGGAAATTAGAGTCACCAGCTTGCTCAGTAGCTTGTCTTACGAGAATATCAAGTAAGCTCTTATCATCAATAAAAGCTGTCTCAACATTCTCCATCAAGATTCCTTGCTGCTTTGCACGATTCTCTAATATACGACGGATTGCTTTTTCTCTAATACGTAAGTGAGAATTAACATGTCTATCAATATTTTTTCTAAGAGTATCAAGATTTGTGGAAAGCTTTGGGTCTATGCCCATAATCTCTTCTGCTATTGAGGTCGCCCCATAGCCAGCAGCAGCAAGTCTTTCAATACGATCACGGACAGGACTCTGACATATTTTACAACGAGGTTCTCTTACAGGAAGAGTATCTTTGATTGCGGCTAGATCTGCACTTGGATCTACTGACTTTTTAGGTCTGCCTCTTTTAGCTGGTTGATTAGTCATAATTTTAGTTCTTGTAGTAGCTACTCCCGCGATTTTTACGGGAGTCTTCGGTATTTACTTTTCTTCCTTGTGGGTGTGAACGGTTATACATCTTCTGTCCATCACCTTTGTAAATACCGGGCTTATCTTTATCCTGCATGATATTTGTTAATGTCCCATCAATATCAAAAGCATCTACCATGATTTCTCTTTTTGACTTATTGTAAAGCTGTTCTTCAAAAAGAATATCATGGTCGTGTCCGCTATCTCTTCTGTCTTTCTTTAGGAGAGCGCTTGCAAATGCTTCTAGCTCAGTAGAGGTATATGTTTCTTTTTCTGAAAAGTCAGCATAATCTGCAGGTTTTTGTTGTCTTCTATACCACATTATTAATTAAGTGTCCAAATCATCATTTTTATAGTGCTGCTTGGGCTTTCTGCCCTTTGGAGATTGTTCTTCTAGCTCTGGAAAATACTTCTTTGCAAGAATAATACAAGCAGCTTCAACATACTGCCCCACAGTAACAGTGGTGACATTCATGATCTTTGCGACATCTTCTTGTTTCTTATCTAATATGACATTATAGAAGAACGCTTCTCTTTTTCTCTTAGAGAGTTGAGACAAGCTTCCCTTAAGATCAACAAAGGAAATAACATATCCTTTGTATTCAATAATATCATTGCCTGTGCGTTGATAATAATCCTGAAAATCTATATAGTGTCTATACACTTCCCTCAAAACACGATGAGGGATAAATCTAGAATCAGTTCCCTTTCTGTTCTTGGTTTCCATATTTAATTAAGCCTGCCCATCCGATGGCAATTGCATCGTAAAGATCCTGAGGAAAACCCTCTGGCTTTAACCCTTCCTTTTTCTGCTGTTCCTTGTATTCATCATTCTGCTTTAAAACAGAAGGAAATTGTTTTATAACTGCGTGCTTTACTTTAGACTTTGTGGCTCTACCGTCATCGGTAACTTGCTTCTTCACAGTATTGGCAGCAATGTCATACCAATCTACTCCCCATTGCCAAGCGATCACCTTGCATACGGTGATTGAAGCAACGACAAGCTCTGTATTGGAGCCTAATCTACCTACGGGAACAGTCTCGCTAGTTATAAAGTCGGGTTGGACCTTATGAAGCATAAGGGGGAATAGCTCACAAATCTGAGCTATCCCCCTATTTAAATACTTATTAAATGGAATACTTTCGTCTTTAGGATTTAAAATTAAACTACATGGTCCTAAGTGTATGACTCCATCTTTGTCTTGATTCAAAGAAGCAAGACCCATGCGTTGATTGCCTGGATCTATTGATAATACTTTCATAAAACATATTATAACATAATATTAATTAAATGTAAAATCATTGCTCCTGCAATTGCCATTCTGCCATTCTTTGATCTTACCATATGCTTCAACCCATCTATCATAGATTTCATTTACTAAGTATGGATTAGATGGAGTAATAAGCTCTTTAAAATCATGTGGAGAATCTTTTGAGACAGCAAGGATCATTAGCTTATCATATCCAAACCAATCTCCATACAAATTAATCTGAGCAGTATATTTCTGCATTAGGTCTGTAGGAGGATTATCAAAACTTCTTTTATTCATTGTCTTGATATCTACAAGCCAAGATCCATGACCTGGAATATTTACTCCGACTAAGTCACCTAGTCCTGAAGTATAAGCAATGCCTGCTGGCCTCTCAATCTTCTTAATGAAATATTTCTCAACACCTTCATCTGGAACAAAGTTCATGGCCTTAATAATATTCTGAAGGTACTCATGCCACATGGTTCCAATGTCAAAGGTCATTCTCATGTTAGGACTGATTGGATCATAAGGCTTCCCATCAGTATATTTACTAACAAGATCCTCTACTGAAGTGAGGGTATCTGAGCTTGGACTAAAGCGAATATCTGCTTCACCATACTCACGCTTCTCTTTTTGATTTGCAATCTTGATTATCCATTGAGCAGGGAGGTCTGCTTCTGCAAGGAAACGATGAATGTGAGGAACAAGAATTTGATTCTTACTAGATAAAGATTTAATTAGTTTAGTTGAGTCCATTATTTCCTTTTCTTTCTGTTTAGCATTCTTCTGAGAATATCGTCTGGATCAACTTCCATAAGATCTTCTTCTTCATCTTCTTGCTCTTGTAATTCATTTACAGTAAAAGCAAAAGATTGGGTACTCATATCCCAATGCATTTTTAGTAAATTTCTATTAACAAACATAGTTAAAAAGAACATGGAGACATCTCTGAATGACTGGTCATCCTCCGTTACTGCATTAAAAAACTCTTCAAGGTCTTCCATATATCTTCTCCATTAATTCTACGAAGTCATTCTTATCCATTGCAATAAGGTCTACAGACTTTCTTGGGTTTTTAGTGTCACGAAATCTAAATGCAATCAGGGGTTTTTTATTATTGTAAGCTTTATGTCTGACTTCATCCCAAAATGACAATTTGACTGAATAACTTTTTTTCTCAGTAGCTTCCGCTTCAATGACAAAATGTTCTGAAGTTACATCAATATTGTCATGGAATGATGCTCCACTAGATGGAGATCTTCTTGCTTTGTCAAAAGAAAGGACTCTGACTAATTCAAGCTCAAACTCCCTCCCCATATCAGTTGTACTCTTTGCTTCCATCCCTTATCCCATCCGTATATGATTCAAAACGAAGGAGAAGGCATTTCTGACAGTAGAAGGTCAAGTAGATCTTTTTAGTTGACGGTTCTGCAGATTTGAAATGCATCCAGGTATGATCGCAGTTATTCTCCATTAACTTCCTCTGAGTAGACTTCTTTCGCAAGATCAAGGACCTCCTGCTTAAGAGTGACTATCCCTTCAGGATGGCTAGAGAGGAAATTGAATACTGCCTCAGTGCCTTGTAGAGGCTTCTCACCAAATAGGCCGTGTGAGTACCAAGCTCCACTTCTCTTAATGATCCCCTCATTCAATGAGGTGTCAATAATATCTTGGATAAGATCAATGCCCAAAACACCATTAACTGGATCTGGTTGATTCCACACATTCCAGCTTGCAGTCTGATTCGGAGTACCAACCTTGTTCTTGATAATCTTCGCCTTAACACGGAAGCCAATCTTTTCACCCTTATGATTTAAAGGCTCACCGGGTCTTAGATGGATTCTAATGGAACACATGTGGCGCTTGGCGCGACCGCCTGGAGCCTCTTCCTGAGAGCCAGAGACACCATACGAGTTGAATGACTCACGCGCTTGATTAATGTAGACCACGATGCAATTGTTCTGACGCACATAGGGATTTACATTATTCACCATATGAGAGATGAGAAGAGAAGTGCCACCTACACGCATCTTTGTAATATCTTTCTCAGTATCATCAACCATGCAACCAAGTGAATCAAAGATAATTAAACGGTACTCATTGCTCTTCACAGCTTCATCTAATGTGGCAACAGCTTCCTGACCAGGAAGCGGATCTGCCATATCTAAATCTTTTAATGAAAGCTTTGATGTATACTTTGCCCACTTAGGCTCAAAGGTGCCTTCTAGATCGATGTAAGCGACCTTGTGGCCTCTGCGTTGTGCTTCGGCAATCATGTAGTAGGCCATGAGAGATTTACCTACAGCCTCACGACCAAAAATCTCCACTTGTGTACCAGTGGGAATTCCACCTACTCTTGTAGCAAAATCTAAATTTGCAATTCCTGTTGGTAGTACATTCATTGGGGGTATCTCCGTTGCTGATCTAAAGCTCTTACTCATCTACTCTCCTTGTCAAATAGCGTCTTCGCATCTTTCAATGTAAAACCCATCTCAGTCTTTTTAATTGAGAAGATGCCAACGACATTTCTTCTCCACATAAACTGGAATCGTTCTCTTTCATTGTTCCAAACAAAAATTTCAATTTCTTGATCTTCAATGTCTCTAATATAGATCTTGATATATTCTTTACCTGTCTTTGTGATCTTTTCTTCAATCTTAAAAATAGCGCCAGCAATGAGATACATACCTGGATCTTCGATTGCAGAAATTGCTGTGCAATGGTCGGTGATCTCATCTCCATACTGTTCTAAAATTCTAGCAGTTTTATCAGAAAAAGCAATACCTATATACTCTTCTTCTGCCAAAATTCTTTCATCTTCATCAACCGTAATCTCAACACCCTCAACACTATTCAAAGCACCGATTTTTGTGAGGATATCAATATGCTTGCTTGTAAGGACAACACGACGAACACCGTTAGGAAGAGTGATCTTCTTTTCCTGAATCTTCTCTAAAAGATCACTCATGCTGGTAAACGGACGATTCTGAAGAATCCATCTTGCAGAAGTATCACTGAAGTACTTGATATCAGAGAATCCGAATCTAATCGCGTCATTCTTGATGATAGTTTTATTTTCTGATTCATTAATATCTGGAGGATAGACATTGATGCCCATACGACGGGCTTCTCCTAGGAAGCGTTTAATCTGCGGCTTGTCTACGGTTCTAATGCCAGCGAGAATAAATTCTGCTGGATATGCCCACTTAGCATAGAGTGTGCAAAGAAGAATGATGGCGTAACCTACAGCATGGCTTTTATTGAATCCATACTTGGAGAAGTTCTCGATCATGTTCCAGATCTTATATGCCTGATCATCAGACATAAAGTCCTTAGACTTGGAAAAGAATAGATCCTTCTCTTTGTTGATCTCACTGACCTTCTTCTTTCCCATGACAGAGCGGAAGTTATCCGCCTGATCAAGTGAGTACCCAAGCTGCTGCATGAACTCAATAATCTGCTCCTGAAATAGGAACATTCCATATGTGCTACGGGTTACATTCTCAATGAGTGGGTTTGCGTAGGTCACCATACCGCCATTGCGACCATTCATGTAAGCCTCTACATCCGGGCCTGGGCGGTTAAGAGCAAGGAAGTCAATGAGGTCTTCAATATTGCGACACTTCATCTTCTTGACAAGACCCTTGGCGATTCCGTCTTCAATCTGGAACAAGCCTACAGAAAGACCCTTATCAAGAAGAGTCCACATTTCTTCAGGAAATTCCATATCATGCAAGGAGTCATAATCAATAACCTCCTTGCCACTCTCTTTGAGAATGCTATTTACTTCTTCTAGAGTGTCGAGAGTACGAAGACCAAGGAAATCCATCTTCATATATCCAAACTCTTCAGCAATCTCCATGGGCCACTGAGTCACAAGCTTTTTATCTTTGGTGACCCAACGCATTGGGAAGATGCCATCTAGCTCATCGTCACCGATGATGACGCCAGAAGCGTGTACACCGTACCCACGGATGTGATCAAAGAGACGTTCAGCCCACTCAAACATCTGAGGGTACTTCTGACGGTAGGGAGCAAGATCTTTTCCGACTTCATCATTGATCGTATCCCAGTCTGCCTGGATGCCTGCAACAATAGTACGATCAATGATTGAGGCGATAGCACGGACTTCAGGAATGGGAATACCAAGCACACGACCTACGTCGTTGATAGCACCCTTACTCTTTAGACCGATAGTAGTACCAAGATCAGATACGTACTTAGCTCCATATTTATTTGATACGTAGCTCTTAACTTTGTCTCTACCCTTAGTAGAGAAGTCTGTATCAATATCTGGCTTAGACTTTACACGGCCCTTGTTATAGAAACGCTCAAAGATCAATCCATACTGGACTGAGTCAATTGAAGTAATTCCTACAAGATAGGCAACGAGTGATCCACCGATTGATCCACGGCCAGGACCAGTAACGATCCCTTGCTTACGAGCATTCTCAATGTAGTCGCGGACAATGAGGAAGTAGTCATAAAGATTTGCATTCTTAATAACAGAAAGCTCCTTTTGAAGGCGCTCAAAGTAAATCTCAGAATGCTTGCCCTTATCCACGACTTTTTCCTGGTATCCATCCTTGACTAGATCAAAGAACATATCCCAACTGTTCTGCCATTTCTTGTCTGGAATAAACGCAGGGGTACGATCCTTGATAGCAGGAAGTTCTACATTGCAACTATCTGCAATTAATACAGTATTAGCAATAGCATCATTAACGATACTATCGTCTAGATAACTAAGATGCTTACGAACATCATCTTCATCCATGATGTAAAGACATGGCTCATGATGAGGCTCTTTTAGTTCTGAGAGCTTCTGGTTATACTGTACGGCAAGAATTGCCTCATGTAGGTCATACTGCTCAGGGAAGGCATAGTGAGCGTCGTTGCCATATACAGTAGGGATGCCCCATCTCTTTGAAAGTGAGACTAGCTCTTTGTTAATGTCTTTTTGGAAATCACCCGAATAAGTAGATAGCTCAATGTAAAACCGATCACCAAAGATGCTAATGTACTTCTTAAGGATCTCTTCATAATCTTTCTCCTGACGAATGTATGATGATAGTAGTCCTGATGCACATGCAGATGTGCAGATAATTCCTTCATTAAATTTACTGAGTAGATCCCAATCTACGCGGCCATTGTAGTAGAAGCCAGAACGATGTGCCTCTGTATTCATGCGCCAAAGATTCTTTAGGCCAGTATTACTTTGAGCAAGAAGGATGAGATGGAAGTTCTCAATCTTATTCTTCGTGCCTTTCTCATTCAGAGAACCAGCATTAACAAGACGAGACGCAGAAGCCTGATACGTTTCGACACCAAGAAGAGGCTTGATGTCAGCATTACGCATCGCTCTATAGAAATCAATATGACCGCTAACTACATCATGGTCAGTTAAACCAATAGCAGAAATATTAAGATCTTGCGCTCTCTGAGCAATCTCTTTGACAGTAGATAAACCGTCAAGTCGAGAGTACATTGAATGATTATGTAGTGGTACGATCATGGTACCAGCCTATCAGATAGAAGTTTGCAAAGCAAGAAGAAGATGGGGCGGCTTTCGCCGCCCCACTTTCTCTAACTATATGATTCTACTTTAGAATCAAGTTGCTTCTTCAACTGATCGAATGCGAGATCTGGGGAATCAGCAGGAACAGTTTTCTTCGCTGCCGCCTTTTCTCCGAACCTTGCAGGCTGATCTTCGGCAGTTACGCCTTCTAGATCATTGTCGTACTTTTCTTGCGAACCAAGATAAGCGAGAATGTCATTGAGGTTGGGGATAGCTTCCTCGACTTCACTAAGATCTGGCTTTTCATCTAGCGGATAGAAGATATACTGAGTCTTAAGGTCAGCACCTTCTCTAGTGATCTCCCAACAGAGTTCACTAACATCACGCTTTGCATCATGGGCGACAAGAGTACCGAAGAACTTGGGACCCTTAACGACTAGACCAAAAGCGGGATAGTCCACTTCGTTTCCGTCCTTATCGACCCCAGGGTTAAACTTAATCTTTACACCCTGAAGACGCTTTCCATCGTAAGTAGAATCTACTTCTGCGGCAAGAGCAACGAACTTCTCTGTTGCCTTGTGACCAATATCGTCACAGAGCGAGCAAGAATTGTTACTCTCTGTACGCCATGCCGGATCCTTGCGGCACATGAACGTAAGCCAGCGCTCTTTACGAACACCGTTACTGTCAACGACAGTCTTACGAACAAACTCATGCATGAGGACTTTCGGTACCTCATCAATGGGTGTAATGAAAAATAGCGACTTTACTTCATCCGGCTTCCATCCAATGAACGGAGTATAGCCTCCGTTGTTTCCCTTGCGAGAACCCGGTTCAGCAGACTTCTTGATTAGATCCTTGCCTGCTCTAAGTTCACCCATTGCCATAGTATTGCTCCTTTATGTCCGTTTTGTATTTGTTTTATTCCGTGTTGTCAAGATCGACATGTAGAGAATCTCTCTCTTCATCGGTAAAGTCTTGAACCGCTTTACCCGTCTTCACTACATGTGATTGTACCACAAGCTGCTCCTCGTTGTCAAGGGGAACAATCTTTTCTTTATCTCCAAACTTTTGAAAACTCATCTTAGCCTCCTTTAAATTTAATAAATTCTTTTCTACTATAACTGTGAATGGACTATAGCAGTATTTTAAGTATTCCGCAACTTCTTCTTTATCAAGATCACCAGGATCACCCTTTTCTTTATCTAGAATTGGAGCGACCTTTACTGGTACAAATTGAGTCAAGATTGGAATGACTCTTCTTACGTTTGCATCTCCTGCCTTGTCTGAATCGGGCCAAAGGATGACTCCTTGTAGACAGCCTATCAGAGAGAACATTTGCTCTTTTGACCATGATCCAAATGTAGCAACGACTGAGTTGTATCCAAGAGTCATTAGCTTAAGAGCAGTCATAGGTGATTCAACTACTATAATCTCTTCGCCTGTTACTCGACAGTTGTCGAGAGCGTTAGAGTAATTATACAGAGTATTCTTCTTAGGGAATCCATGCGTATTTGTGTACTTGGGAACTCTGCTATCAGGGCATTTCTGACAAAGAAATTTGCCATTAGAATCTTGGATTAAATGACGAGTTTGCCATCCGACAAGTTTGTTATTGAAGAAGTGAGGGATGGTAATTCCACTATGAGCTTCATCATACCCAATCCTCATTTTAGAACACACTTCTTTAGAAAGCCCTCTTTGATCTAAGTATGGATGGAATCCATTGAATGATGTAAGAATAGATTGTGGGAAACTTGTAGCAACATCTTCTTCCTTGATAAGACGTTTATTAACCTCATCTCTGAGATCTCTATCTTCACTGACGCTGCTTGCATGTTCAAGAACCCACTTCTCTACCTGAGAATCATCCCAACCCTGTAGATACTTAATCAGAGAGATTAAGGTACCGCCACCACAAGTGAAACAGTTATACACCATCTTCTCTGTGTTAAAACTAAAGCTTGGAGTTTTGTCTCCATTCTTGTGATTTTCAGCAAAAGGACAATGACAAATGATTTCGTCACTTCCAACCTGAACAATACTCATGCCTAGTGTCTCAAGAATCTCCTTTGCATCGACACTAGCAGCTTTTAGGGCTGCTAGATCAAAACTAGATATTCTACTAAGCTTTTCTGTATTAAGCGCCATATAGTTCTTTTAGGCCCAGGCATTTGAGATAAGTGTTCTTTTTGAATTCGCTTTGAAACATCCATGAAGTTTTGCCATGGTTACGAGCTTCAACAATACCCATCTCTGCGACTCCTGAGTTATACATATCCTGACTCTGAACAATACTGTAGACAACGTCTGCGGTCTGACCAATGGCGTCTGTAAGGCCAAGCTGTGCTAAGTCAAGGTCTTGGAGTTCCTTAACGCTCTGAGCCTCACGATTGAATTGAGCCTCGACATAGATAGGTCTTTCGCTTCCAGTCTTAACTGCTTGATTCTTTAGATCAATAACAATCTCTGCATATTGTTCATGACTGTTGTAGTAATTTTTAACAGGAGTAATATACTTAAGCTGTGAGATGAAGATAGAGTCACAGTCATTCTTTTCTGCTAGAAGCATAAGCTGAGAAACTGATCTCTCATCTGCCTTCGGCTGAATTACAAAAGCTTTACCATACTCCTCGGTGAAATTAAGCCAAGTCTTTTCAATCATATCCCAATCTTTGGAAGAACTAAACTCTCCACGCTGCGCCTTATCCCAAGGATAACCACTAACCATGCACATGAATCTACTCATGATTTCTTTGTGAGTAAGCTCTAGAGTGAAGAATACTGGAGTATGACCCTGCTTGATTTGTTCAATAAAAGACTGAATAAGAAAGAATGACTTCATCCTCTTTGGTCGTGCAGCAAGGAAAGCAAGATATCCAGGCTTAAGTCCACCAGTGTACTTGTCGATTTGAGAAAAACCTACTGAGTACCCCTTATACTTATTGTGAATGATCTCATCCTGAATCATCCCGATGAACATCTTATGGTCACCGGTACTCCATGTATTAGTATGAGAAAGAGTGTTCTTCTCAATCTCTACAGTTGTATTTCGTAGAAGACCAATAGCCTCATCGACTTGATCAGCCTTCCAATGATCAGCAAGCTTTAGAGTAAGATCCCAAATCTCAGATTTTCTATAACGATTACGAAGTTTTTCAATAACCCAGTCGATAGATGACTCTGGATCGACAAGATCAAAAGCATGATCAGGAAACTCTGTATTAAAAACTTCAGCTGTTGGAGCAGTTGTTGACTCATTGTAATAATGCTTTGCAAAAGCAACAGCACTCTTTACCTTTGGAAGAATAAGAATGTGGTCACTAAGACCATCCTTAACAACCTTCTCAAGGCTATCTTTAATAAGAAGATGCTTGACTAGCTCTTCTTCAAGATTCATAACGCTAACAAACGGCTCTACGCTCATTTTTCCTTTTCATGTCGTGTTCTCTTTCACGAACTTCTTTACCACGGATATCATAGCCCTCAGTCTCTACTCTAACATTGAGCGCAGACAATAGGGAAAACGCCTTAGTGAATGTAGCTGCTTCTTCTGTCGGTGTCAAGTTCGTTGTAATCAAAGTTGGTAGTAGATTGACTGCACGATGGCGAATAATAGATTCTGCGACTGTAGAAAGGAATCCAGATGAATTACGGGCATCCGTTTTTAGCTCATCAATACCAAGAATATCAACAGAACGTAACTTCATATTTAAATGCTTTGCTTCGTCATTATTCCATGCTGCACCGAATGTATTGATAATGTCATCGAATGTCATAAAATGGACACGATATCCACGCTTGACAAGTTCCTTGAGGATTAGCGACATAGCAAAAGTTTTACCTGTGCCAACATTACCATTGAAGGTGATGCCATGACCAAAATGACGATTATTCTTCCAGTCCTCAGTATACTTATTTACAGAAGACTTTAGTAATTCAGACTCATCAGAGATAAAATGATCAATACATAGAGTATGGTAAGCTCTGCCGATATTAGCAGCATAGTAATGCTTCTGCAGGAGCTTCTGATAATCACAATTACATGTACGAGTCTTTGACTCAAAAACGTATTTACCGCGACCTTCACACGTAGGACATTTATCAATGTCTGGGTGGATAGATTTTATGCGACGAAGAGTCTCATTGTCGATCTTGTCAACTAGATTTCTTTTTACCTGTTCCTGAGTTAGTGCTTTCATTTGTCCTTCCAAACTTAGAGTCTAATATTCTATGTATAGTTTTGATATCTGTATTATCTATTGCATATAAAGAATAATTGTCAACAATAAATTTAAGGTTCTGATTAAACAAACTCAAAAGCTCATCATCTTCTTTTTTATTAAAAGTGATAACAAGATCTGCCATAAGCGAGTCTCTTACTAAATATGGCATCCATTTGAAAGCTTCTGTCCATTGTTCGTCTATTGTATCATTCTGGATCTTCAATGACACGATAGATAGAGCGTATGCGAGATTATCTAAAACACTGTGTGTGTAGATCATATTGTCATTTTTAACCATATGACAAGCACGATATGACGCAAGAAGTATTTCTGATCTATAATCAGATAAGAATCCTAATGCAGGCATCTTCTCTTTGCTAGGGAAGATCCTGTTATAGAAGTCTTCTGGCCCTGGAGCGATAGACAGAGAAGGATACCTTCTCTTGAGGGATTTTGCAAATGCCTTCTTGCCACAGTCCTCTGGACCAAGTAAGACAATTCTCATTTCTTAACCTTCCTTACAATGACCCTTGAAGTAGGGCTTACCTCAATAAGATGCCTTTCAATTATAGAGATGGCATCTTGACTCTCATCTATAAACTTTTTAAACTCTTCTTCATCTACTGAAAGAGTCTCTACTGTATTTACTCTACTAATTTGCTTTGCAACTTCCGGGTATTCAAGAGATAATGAGTCCCAGTTAATTTTGGGAGTCCCATGAGTAATGTCTTTACGAACTGTAAAGTTTTCATCTTCAAACTTATAGGCACAGTATTCAGGCTTCTTTTCTAAGAAAACAGAATATCCATCGTCTTCTTGAATACAATCCATTACATTCCAGGTAATAAAGTTATCTTCAATATGCTTAATAACTTTTTCTTGTGTGTCTAAGAATGAATTGGGAATATGGACATGCTTAATGCTTTTGTCTGAGTCACTCTTTTCCCATTCTTGTTTAGCGATATTATTAATATCTTGTCTTAGAGATTCTTTAATGACAGTAAGACGCTTGATATCTGAATCTATTTCAAAATACTCACTAATAACTTTACTCATATCGCTCATATAAATTTAACATCCTCTTCCCAATAGTCCAATTCTGCACCACACAACGGACAAGCCGTTAGATCTGTATCGCCCTTATGAATGAACCTGCATCTAGTATTCTCTGCATCTTTGATGTGTTTGCAGACATCGCCAAAAACAAACCCCCTGCAGGTGCAAGAGGATCCATTTACTGGCGTAGACAGGGCAACAGAATATACCTCTGTACCCTTGGTAGATGCATAGGCAATATTCTTAGGCTTAGTGATGGTAGAGCAGAGAGTATATTCCACAGTCTCCACTCTACCATCATTTAGCCAGCGTGTCAAGAAATTGAAGCGGCTTCTTCTGCCCATTTTACAGGAACATCACAAACTCCACCGACACAAGCGAGATCAAGCATAGCCTGAGTATCAACATCGAAGTCGTAGACTACATTAGCTTGGTTCTCCGCAATGACAGCCTGAGCATCTTCGATCTTTACAGGCTTAATCGGCTCGTCCTCTCTCGTACCCCAGCGATAGAAGGTAGATCCCTTCATGTGAGGTAGGTACTCAAGCCAGATGTCAGCAAGCTCTTCCATCGGGTAATCTGTGGGAAGATTAATAGTCTTGCTTACGGCATTGTCAATGTGAGACTGAACGATCTTCTGCATCTCAAAATGAGAGCGTGGACTAAGGTCAGCAGCACCTTCAATGATATCGGGGAAATCATGGTATTCCTTGCGGACCACTAGGTCACGATGCTTCTCTTTGCGACCATCTGCTGTTGCCTTGAGATAGGTTCTCCAGTAGACAGGCGCAGGTAGAGGTTCAATTCCTGAAGAAACATCAGAAACCATGCTTGTTGTACCAGTTGGAGCAATGGTGAGTAGAGCGCAGTTACGAATACCATGCTCTTTAATTTTATTGCGAAGACCGCGCTTAAGGGTCTTTGCAAATCCACCATCAAGGAATTCTGGCTTATAAGCAGGGAACGGACCCTTCTCTACCGCGAGAATAGTGCTTTCATCGTAAGAAGTATTCTTGATGAACGAGAACAGCTTGTCTACAAATTCATGAGCTTCTTTCGATGAGTACTTAAGACCAAGCTCAAGAAGCATTGAATGAAGACCCATAACGCCTAGACCGATACGACGAGTCTTCTGACAGTTTTCCTCAATCTCAGGTAGAGGGTAATGATTGACTGTAAGAACGTCATCAAGGAAACGAACACCTAGACGGATGCTCTCATCAAACTCATCCCAGTTGAATTTTCCATTAGAAACAAAACGAGGAAGGACAAGAGCGCCAAGGTCGCAACAACCATAAGCCTCAAGCCAAATTTCTCCACAAGGATTGGTAGAAATAAGCGGAGCATAGTAGGCAATATTGTTCATCTTGTTAGCAACATAGCCATTTAGGAATCCAGGTTCTCCTGATTTCCATGCATTCTCTACAAGCTTATTCCAAAGAGTCTTTGCATTGATGGTCTTGCCAGTTGGCATACCATTGAATTTTACTTCGATTTCTTCGCCATTCTCAACCATACGTTGGAAATCTTCAGTAGAAATATTTGAAGGAAGAACAACTGAGACATTTGCATTATTAAGCTGATTGAGATCTAGCTTAACATTCAGGAATTCTTCTAGGTCTGGGTGATTAATATCAAGACAGAGCATGAGAGCCATACGACGCCCACCTCCACCAACAAGAACATCTCCTGCACCATTGATCATCTGCATGAGACTGACAGCGCCAGTGGCTACTCCACCCTTGCGCTTAAGAGGAGTTCCTCTGCCACGAATGGGAGAAACATTGATACCAATGCCACCCATTGAGCTAGAAACGACAATAACTTCCTTAAGAGTCTGACCCCAGCCTTCTGCTGAATCAGTAGTAGGAAGAACGAAGCAATTAAGCAACTGAGCCATAGGACGACCACATCCGTACCAGATACGACCACCTGGGTTAAATTTGTTGCTAACTAGCTGATCATAAAATCTATCTGCATACTTTCTAAACTTGCCATTGTGTTCCGCACTTGCAACATGGTCAGCAACTCTTCTGCAGGCTTCTTGCCATGTTTCTTCTTCGCTTCTCGCGTATCTATCTGTGAAGATAGTCTTTCCTAGACCCGACGGCTCCCAGTCACTCATTTTCGACAATCCATCCTTTTTCTTCTCTGCTTTTTTTAGTTATCATTATTTATAATCAAGACGGTTTTGATTTCTTAGCGACATTATCTAAAGCCAAAAAAATATTTTCTGGCTACTAGAAAATCTATGTGACGGCAATCATAGCATCCATGCGCTATGACCGTCAAGACGCCTTGGTTAGTGCTAACCTATACGGTCTTGTTGCCACAACATCCCAGCTATAAGTGATCGTAATACATACGATGACAGCATCTCGGGAGGCACAGCTTTGTAATAACGAATGACTTGGATCATTTCTTGTGTGCGCTCTGCAATGAACTGCTTGGCATCTTCAAGCTCACCTTCTCCCATGAAAAGGTCTTCAGGCCAAAAAATTGCATCAATATCTGTTTCTTTTAAAGAAAATATATTTTTTAATTCATTTTCTTTTAATTTTTCATTATAAGAATCCCATAGATCATTTAATGGATTCCAGTTATTATTATTATTCATATGTATATATTATATATTAGATTTAATTATAAACAGATAAAAAAATATAAATATTATAAAAATAAGTATAGCATGGGGAAAGCCATTGGTCAACCCCTTGTATCTATGCTAGAGTGGCATCTGAAACATCCCATACTGTTGAACGTGTTTAGAGTTTACAAAGTCTTTACAATTGGTGCAACAGGTCGTGCTACAGTATCTCTATGTCAATCACTGAAGGAAGGAAGTAGCCAAATGGCACAGGACTCAAATCTCATCCCAATGGCAGATACGTACCTAGATAATAACATGAACATCATGCTCATCGGTCTTCATGGTACAGGCAAAACTCAATCTATCTTTGATCTAGCCAAATCACGCGGCATCAAGGTGAAGTACTACTCTTGCGCGACTCTTGATCCGTATACCGATCTTGTTGGAGTACCTGTTCCTCAGAAAGATGAGAATGGTGTTGACTTCCTTAAGATGATTCGTCCCCGTGAAGTAGACGAGGCAGAGCTTATCTTCTTCGATGAGTTCAATCGTGCTGATTCAAAGACTATCAATGCTGTCTTTGAGATTATTCAGTTCAGATCCATCAATGGTGAGCCTCTCCCCAATCTACGTTGCTGCTGGGCAGCTATGAATCCTCCTGACAAGGATTATAATGTCGAGGAGCTTGATCCTGCTCTGATGGATCGTTTCGATGCATTCATTGAAATGAAGCCGAAGCCCTCTGTCCAGTACATGAGTCAGAAGATGCCGAAGGAAGTAGCGAAGGCTCTTAAGGATTGGTGGGATGAGCAGAATCGTAAGAAGCGTGACTTCAAGGATTATGTTTCTCCTCGCCGCCTTGAGAAGATTGGTCTTGTCTACATGGCTACCAAGAATCAGCAGGCCGTTAAGTATGCTCTTCCTCCGGGTAGCAATCTGGATGTACAGAAGCTTATTTATAACCTTGAGGTTGCTACTGGTAAGCGTATTGAAACTATCAAGGATACAATCGGTTCAAACGCTAATGCGGATTTCCAGTATACTACTGGTGGTCTTGTTCGTCAGAGAACTGAAATTGCTTCATATCTCAATGCCAATCCAAATGAGCTTGAAACTCATAAGAGTGTGATTGATGTGTTCAAGAGTGCTGCTGTCGGTTCTGATACTCTTATCAAGACCTACGGCCCGATCCTTGATAACCTCAGTCCTGCTCTCCTTGAGGGTTACTTCAACTCACTCTCGTCCAGCAAGCGCAGTCAGATCCGCAATGCCTATCAGAACACCAAGGGAACCAAGGCGTATATCTCTCTAGAGAAGGTGCTTGCTAAGGGTGCGCGTTCTGGTAACTGGGACACAGATCTGGTAAAGGATGCCAATGTCCCGTTCTAAATATAGCGAAGCAATTCGGCTTCTTGATTCTCAGTTCGCATTCTTTGTAACCCATGTTCTTAATATTGGTAAGCCTGTAGATACCAATATTGTTCCAACTGCATGTGTTATGACTGATATAGAAACAGCGAAGTCAGGAAAGGCAGGTGATGATTTTTACTTTGCTTTCAATCCTGACTTCGCTGATCAGCTTGATGTAGAGGACTACGCATTTGTTCTTGCACATGAGACTATGCATATTATTCTAGATCACCTTAATCTAGCTCCACGCTTCTCTGATAAGGTTAGATTTAACATCGCAGCAGATTGTGTTATCAATGATTACCTTATCTCAGCTGGATTTGATGCATCACAGAACATCATGGATCAACTTATGTCTGGTCAGAAGAATGTGGGGTATAACTGCGCCCATGTGACAGTAGGTCAAGTCTATGACGATCTCCCCCAGGACATTGTGGATCAGATGGGTGCAGGCATGAATATTGATAGCCATGACTGGATTCATGTTCCGGACTCACTTGCAAAGAAGATTCTAGAACAAATTGCTGGTAATGCAATTCTTCCTTCTGAGCTTCAAGATATCAAAGATGATATCAATGCTAAGAGTAATGTAACTATTCATGGTAGTGGCGCTGGTACTGGTTCTATGGATGCCCAGAAGTTCATTGAAGTGAATGGTGTATCTATGAATTGGGTCAATCTACTCAAGGAGCTTGATCCAGACATTTTTAACATGAAGGGTGGCAAGAAGCCTCGCCCTTCGTATCATCGCCGTCCTCGCAAGCTTGGTGGCTTCCCAGAGGTCATCCTGCCTGTCAAGGAGGTAAGCAAGCAGAACAAGTTCGGTGAGAAGCCTGTCATCTTTATGGCACTTGACACATCGGGTTCTATCGGTGATGATACGGCAAGAAAGTTCATCACCCTGGCTCGCTCAATCCCGCGTGATAATATTCATCTAGAAGTAATTACGTTTACAGATTCAGTTATGCCTCTGGATCTTGACAATCCAAGGTTCCAAAGTGGGGGTACTTCATTTAGCCCCATTGAAAGCTATATCCGCAGTACTGTTATGCCTAAGTACAAGAACAAGTACCCTTCGTCTGTTGTTGTTATTACTGATGGTGATGCATCATTCTATGGAGCAAAGCCAGAAGATAAGCACAAAGACAACTGGTTCTGGCTTCTTGACGGTTATTACCTACGCTCAAGCCATCTTTTTGGTAAAATTAAGACACTTAAAGAGTACATCAAGTAATACGGGGAGCCTAGCTCCCCAACATGGCCCCTTAGTGAAGTGGATTATCACGGGGAGTTTCTACCTCCCAAGCCCAAGTTCGATCCTTGGAGGGGCCTTAGTACCTTTATCTTTCTATCTTCCTATGCTTAAAATATAGGAGGAATACTTAATGGCTACATCTTCATCATCTTTTGTTCTAAACATTCCAGGTGCTTACGCTTTTGCGGCGCAGACCGGAACTGTCTACACTGATACAGAGACAAGACCTGTTAATACCTATAATGAAGTAGCTCGCGCTGCTTACGCAGCGGAGGATCGCAATGTCCAGGTTCAGACCAAAGTCTTCAGAACAGACTCAGACAATGGCGCTACAGATTTCCAGGCTTCTTATACAACCGTAAATAAATCTAAGATATAAAGAGGAATCATGACTAACGATCAGAAAAACTACAAAAAGACTGCTGCCTCTGGTGTTTTTCATACAGATGGTATTGGCGTAAACCCCAATAATCCTACACCTGCTTATCTTGGCTTAAGCGATGCCCTTGTAGATGAAGGTATCGACAATACGGCTGGCAAGATTGTTGTTACAGAATTTAATCAAAAGGGTCAACTTAACAATGGCGCTCTTGCTCCTGCCGATGGCTTTGATCTTTCAAGAGCCTATGGCGATGTTCTGCGTCAAACATCCTGAATGTAAACATTCAGTAAAGTTTCAAGGTTAGGGGGCGAAAGCCCCCTTTCCTCTTGACAGGACATGTGTCTTTGCTATACTGAAGTCATGTCATCGCACTTCCACTCAGATACAGATGGGATCCTTCATAAGTGCTACCATAAGTGCCGGAACCTAACTCTAACTTGGCAGTTCTGGATCGGAACAACCTTAGGTTTTCCTTTTGAACACTTGCTCTGGGAAAAAGTGCCGGTATTTAAAGAATTGACAAAGCTTATAGGATTGTAAAAGCTATGCTTGGACAGGTAGCCCAATGGTGGAGGCGGCTGTCTTATAAGCAGTGTCAAATGTGGGTTCGAGTCCCACCCTGTCTACTTAATCTAGTAAATAACAAAAGGAGAATGAATGCCAACAACACCCCTCAAGCTAACGTCGCCAAATATGAAGGGCGATGCAGTAAAGAAGGCGCAGCAAAATTTAAAGAAGGCCAAGTTCTATGGTGGAGATATCGATGGTGAGTTCGGTGAGCGTACTGCCGGAGCCATCGTTAATGCAAAGCGTGAGCTAGGTTATACCGAAGCTTCTGCAACTTCACTATACGATCAGGTATTTGAGGATTATCTTCTTTGCAATACTCAGCAGGGTCCGGATATGCTCAAGAGGGCTGAAGCCTACAAGAAGGCTCAGGGCGATGTAGGTGCTAAGTATGCAAAGGCTGTAGATGTCGGTCTATCTAAGCTGAATGTTGCTGAAGATCCGCCCGAGAGCAATATTGTTGAGTTCTCAAAATGGTATGGAGTCAATGGTCCGTGGTGTGCCATGTTCGTAACTTGGTGTGCTGTTCAGGCTGGATCAAAGTCATTCGTAAAGGGTAAGACATATTCTTACTGCCCGAATGTACTTCGTGATGCCCAGACCAAGAGCAATGGTCTTTCTATCACGACCACTCCTGTCAAGGGCAGTGTTGTACTGTTCGATTGGCAGAAGGATGGGGTACCGGATCATATTGGACTCTTCATCAAGTGGGCCGATAAGGAGAAGACTTCCTTCTATGCTGTCGAGGGAAATACTTCCTCAAGCGAAAAGGGTAGTCAGAGTAACGGTGGTCAGGTTGCACAGCGTCTTCGTTATGTGAAGAACATCGCAGCCTTCGTCAACTGGCAGTAGTGTATGATGTGGGGGCAACCCCACACCTGGGAACGTGCCGGAACTGGTTTACGGAACGCACTCAAAATGCGTCGGGCGCAAGCCCATGTGGGTTCGACTCCCACCGTTCCCATTATGAATCTAAATGAATATCAACAACAAGCAAAAGAAACAGCAATCTACCCCAAGGATGTAGCTGCATCCTACCTTGCTCTGGGAGTCGCTGGAGAGGCCGGAGAGGTCGCAGAAGAGGTCAAGAAGTGTCTGCGTAGGGGTTACCTATCAGATGGGTCAGACTTCCCTGATGATCGCCTCAAGAACTTATACGAAGATCTAGGGGATGTGCTATGGTATGTAGCCAATCTATGCAGTGAGCTAGACTTCCGTCTAGAAGACGTTGCAAAATTCAATATCGATAAACTAAAAGAGAGGCATAGTAAGTGACCTATTTTGAAGAAGATGAAGATTCTGAACTATATGCTTCTGATGATGAGTTTCAGGAAGACTCTCAGATAGATTTATCTGCCGAAGCGATTAATGCTCTTCGTAGAGGTACTCTTGAGAAAGAGCTTGAAGAAGAGGAGCTTCTTATTGTAAGGTTTATAGATAGTATGAATATGCGTGAGGCAGGATCTCCAACCGTCAATGAGATCTGGAAGCTGCTAAACTGGCACAACAGGATGAAGATTGGTGTCGATCTTATCAATCTTATCTTATCAGGCGATGTTCATGTCTATTTTGATGAAAATGATGTAGAGGGAGATAATCCTACTTTCTCCCTTACTCACAAGGGAAAAGAACGCAAGAAAGGCTTAATGAATGACAACTGAATCATCTTTTCAACAAATGCACAAAAACAAGTCTCGTCAAGACTTGCAACCTTCGGGACAACGTGATAGAGTGAAGGAGTGGGATCGTATTCGCTCATGGAGCCAGGAACACAAGCCCGCAAATAGCAACGATTGGAATTCCTTCAGGAAGAGCAAGAGTGTCTAACACAGAGCCTTGTGAAAGCTGTGGCTATCCAGTAGACGGTTATCGCCACTATTGCCCCAAGCAAGATATGGACGATACTGATGATCAGAAATGTAATTGTTGTGATAAGTGCGAAGAGGAATGTAGTCTAGAGTCAGTAAGATAAGTTTATCGGGATGTGGGAAAGTTTGGCTAATCCGTCGCGTTTGGGTCGCGAAAATCGCAGGTTCGAATCCTGTCATCCCGATTATGAAAGCTAGAATATATAAAACAGGAGAAGGGCAATGGAAAGCAGATGCCTATTATATACAAGCTTCTGCTACAATCATTCCAAAGCGTCCAATAGGAACCTTCAATACAGAGAAGCAGGCTATTGCTGCAGCAAAAGAATGGGGAAGAGTAAACAATAAGAAAAATCAATCTGAAGAAATCTGGATAGATATATGACAGATGATGAAAAATGGCAAAAGTTTTATCAGTCAGAAGTCTTCAGGGGTATTTGGTTTTGTCCAAAGAATCATTGTTTCTATTCCAAAGAGAAACTAGATAATGATTACTGCCCAGAATGCAATGGAGATGGATCTAAGAAAGCTTTTGTTCCCGTATTTAAAATGATGGACACAGTTTACGCACATACAACAAAAAATAAATAACATTCCGGGGTAGATTATGTTGGTATTAATCGTTGGGCTTTGAACCCAAAATTCGTATGTTCGATTCATACCCCCGGAGCTTGCTCTATTAGTTTATCAGGCAAAACATATCCCTTGTAAGGATAAGTGCAAGGTTCAAGTCCTTGATAGAGCTTCTTATTAATTTTTTGCGGGCTTCGTATACTGGCTATTACCTCAGGTTTCCAACCTACCTTAAAAGTTGGAATATCTCTATATAATATATATGAAAACATGTCCAAAATGCAAGCAAGAAAAAACATTTGATGAATTTCATAAAAGTAAGACTAAGAAAGATGGATGTGGCTCTCATTGTAAAGAGTGTAGAAAATTAATACACAGAGAACATTATTTAAATAATAAAGAAAAATATAAAGATAAATCTAAAGAATATAAAGATAATATTAAGCAAGAGATAAGAGAATTAAAAAGAAAACCTTGTACGGATTGCAAAAATACATTCAATACTTGGCAAATGGATTGGGATCATCTTTATGATAAACAATCAGACATAGGGAAACTTATAGAAAGATGCAATAGAAAAAAAATATACGAGGAACTCAAAAAATGTGAGTTAGTCTGTGCAAATTGCCATAGACAAAGAACGTATATTCGCGGGCATAGTTCAATTGGCTAGAACGCCTGCCTTCCAAGCAGGAGGTTGTGGGATCGTACCCCACTGCCCGCTTGACTTTGTTAAATTGTATGTTATAATGTTTTTACGTCGCGAAATGGTGTAAGGGTAACACGAAGCCCTCATAAGGCTTAGTTCTCAGTTCGACTCTGAGTTTCGCTATTAAAGAACTATCGCGGGTTCAAATCCCGCCCCCGCTATAAATAAGATCGAAAGGGCAATACGGTGGTATTGCCTTTTTTATTGGAAATGCATTGTAAGGCGTTGTTGACGGGGTTGAGTATCGATGATACGCTTCTTCTATGTTCGCTAACGCATACTACTTAGACGATGATTGCCCTGAGTCTATTAAAGACTGTATTCGTCTTTTTGAAGAGAACTTCTTCCGCCTATTTCCAGCTTGGCTTAAGGGCAAGTTCTGGATTGCTGGTGGTGCTATGCGCTCTTACTTCCTAGATGAGACTCCTAGAGATATTGATATCTACTGTGTAGATTCACAGGTCCGTGATAGAGTCATTGCTTGTCTGGTAGCTAAGGGAGCGACCCTGCTAGATAGTTCACCAATCTCTCAGATCTATGTCCTAGAAGGAGTCTCATATGATCTTCCACTCAGAACCTTTTCTAATCCTGAGCATACTATCTTCTCTTTTGACCTTAATATCTGTATGTGTGCGACGGATGGCGAAGTACTCTACTGTACTTATAATTATTTTATTGATCTTGCTACTAAAACACTAAGCGTACATAACATTGACAGTGGCAAGAAAACTCTTCAGCGTGTTATGAGGTATGGTAATAAGGGATTCATTCTTCCTAATAAAGAGATTGATCGTCTTTATGATGCCATTCGCAATGAATACATTGAAGAAGACTCAGAGTATGCTGCTCCTGTAGTAATTAATCCAAATGCTCAGGTAGCTTCTTCTACGAATTCTGCAACGTACAAGCAGAAGCCCAGCTTCTCTGCAGTCTTTAAGGGTCTAAGAGTTGCTGCCAGTAAGGATGTAGTGTAAGTTCTTCCTGGAAAGCTCTTCAAGGGCATCTGCATGATCAGATATTGTTCCAGTGAAGATTGACTCTTGAAGCTGTTTCTTCTGCTCTAGGATCTCTAACTTTCTATCTTCAATAGAATCTGCGATTAGTAAGTTATAATAATAGATATTGTCATGATTTGAAGTTAGGCGATTTATTCTGTTTACTCTTTGAATGAGCGTTGTATGTTTCCATGGCAAATTATAATTAATAACAGATGACCCTTGTTCTAGATTGATTGAGTCTGACCCTTTGTCAGAAGATACGAAGACTTTGACGGAGGGATCGTTACGGAAGGCATCTTCTGCCTTCTGCTTATCGCTTGCAGATCCATCATAGAGAACTGCGTTATATCCCCAGTTGCAAATGTAATGATAGAGACGTTCAGAACCTAGCTCGTTATACATATTAAAAACAACAACTTTGCCGTCTATCTCTGATAGAAGATCTTTTAGCTTTTGAAGTTTTGCGCTGTTGTTATCTGTGAAGACTTTCTTACTTCTCAGTTCTGCTGCAAAATCTCCATTAGAGAAGTTGATAAGATCTGGGTTGTCACATATTAATTGCAACATAAGAATGCTAGACAAAACTTTGTCATCGTCAACATCATTTAAGATAGTGTCGAGTACATAGTCATAAAGTTTACGATCTTCTTCTGATAGATCAATGATGACATCTTCCCAGTGT